ACGAAGATGACGAAGATGACGAAGATGACGAAGATGACGAAGATGACGAAGATGATGACGATGACGATGACGAAGATGATGACGAAGATGATGACGAAGATGATGAGGATGAGGATGAGCCTCCCGCCAAGCCCAAGGCCAAGGCCAAGGGCAAGGGCCGTCCCGACATCAGCCAGTTCACGAAGCGTGCTGAAGGTCCGGTGGGACCGGGAATTGAAGATGGTCTCCCGTGTTGTGCCTACAACGCCCCCTGGCCGTCATCTAAACCACGCAATATTGCATTCGAGGAAATCCAGAAGGCTGGCAAGAAGGGTCTGGGTAAGGACGCTTGGGTTGAGAATGTTGCCGCTCGGTTTAAGAAGGAGAAGCTCACCCAGTCTCCGACTTCCTCGGTTACAACCGTCCTGAAGGCTGGTCGTCGCGTGACGATTGAGCCCAAGGGCAAGGGCGAGAAGGTTCGCTACGTGGTTGTCTGGCCGCTGAAGAATTCGCCTGAGTTTGCTGAGTATGATAAGGCCCAGGCTGCCGCCGCCAAGAAGGGTGCGAAGGGCAAGACGAAGGGAAAGGGCAAGTCCAAGAAGTAAGTGCTCTGACGCATGCCCTGGACTTTCTATTAAGCAAGGGACGGGTCCGAAATATGGCCCGTCCCTTGTTTCACAGTTGAGGATGGAATGCCTAGACTAGTAATAATTGGCGGGGGAATCTCGGGTGCCTCTATGTTCTACCATATGAGGATTAATTATCCTGAATGGGAAGTAGTCCTCCTTGAGCGGGGAGACAAGGTAGGAGGGATCAATCGTAGTATTGAAGTAGAAGGGCTGAGATTTAGCCTGGGCAGTCGCTACATCTTCGCTATCGACGAGTATACTAACGACCTAGTGAACGGCCTTGCAAACAATGAATGCGTTCGCGGACAATCGAATCATTCCGTGTTCTATAAGAAGCGTTATATAGAGTTTCCTGTACAATTGAATACCTCAGGTCTTTCAATCAGAGAACGGGCAGAGTGTCTCTGGAAGCTATGGTGGAGAAAGAAGTGGGATAGCGAGACTATGTGGTCCTTTGAAGACTGGGCTATTTGCAACTTCGGAGAGGCTATTGCCCGCAAGTTCATCTTGAGTCACGTAACGAAATGTTGGCGGACGGATCCAGGTGAGATTGACTATACCGGATCGGCCAAGAAGGTGATGGAACCAAGAGTAAGGGATATGGTCTGGGGAGCACTCAGGCGTCAGAAGTCTTTTAAGAATCAGGAGTTCCTGTATCCCAAAGGTGGGATTGGGACTATTGTGGATGAGATGATAGAGCGCGGTCAATGTATTGACGACAATAAGGGATATGGCTCAGTCAGCACTAAGTTTATGGTTCACTCGGTAGATATGAGTGAGAGACTGGTTGCCTCTGAGGACGGGCAAGAGGTTCCGTATGACGCCATAGTTTCGACTATCCCGATGCCTGGGCTAGTAAACTTGATCGACAACTCCAATATTGGAGTCCCGCAATCAGTCATCCTTGCCGGGGACAAACTTAGATACAATTGTATGGCCTCGGTGATGCTGGTATTTGAAGGAGATATATTAGATGGGCGCCAAGAGCATTTCATTTACGTTCCTGGAAAAGAGTATTGGTTCTCCAGAGTTTCAATTCCGAGAAACTTTGATCCTACTTCCTGCCCAGAAGGGTATACCTCCCTCCTGGTTGAAATATGTTACAATAGGGAGCAGAAAGGATTGCTCTTTAGAAAAGACTACCAAACGGAGTTGGCTACGAAGGTGGCTAAAGAAGTAAATGATCTGTTCCCGAAGCTCGACCTGACTGCTAGGCTTAAGGGCTTTGCAGTAGGGGTTATTGACCCGGCCTATATCATAACGGATGAGAACTATAAGGAGTCCAGAGCGGATTGTTTACGGTATCTAGCTCAGAACGACATCCATATGCTTGGCCGCTTTGGGAAGTGGGACTGGAGTAGGATTGAAGACACTATCCCTGAGTCGAGGGATCTATCTCATCAAATCGGTGGGAGGCTGTGGCTAAATGAGTAAGAGACTCCTGTATGTTGAGCGGGCTAAGAAGAATCTGAATGCCACACATCGCCTCAAAGGGTTTATCCAAGCAGGATGGGAACCCTATCTGATCGATATTGCGAATGTGCGTCCCGATATAATAATGAAGCAAGCCAAGATGTTAGACCCTCACGCCGTCTTTATATCGGTGGCCGCTTCCTCTTGTCTTGAGGAACTGGAAGCCTTGCTTCCAAAGGCGTATATCTTCCTGTTCTTGGGAGATATATATGGTCCTTCGTTCAGGTATGTTGCGTCTTTGGTCCCTCATTTTGATTGTCTGCTGGTAAGTAACAATGATACCAGAATTCACAATTACTTCTTGAGTCGAGGGGTGAAGAGGGTTGAGGAGCATCAATGTGCTACAGATACTATTCATTATAAGGACAATGGGACCGAGCCAGACAAGGATCTCGTTTTTGCCGGGAATGTAGTCAGGAGAACAAAGGACTATGCCTTCAGGCGAGAGATGGTTACAGAGTTGGTTGATAAGGGGGTCTTGGGTGCTTTCGGTGCAGGATGGAATGAGAGAGCCAGACCTTGTAGCCTACTTCAATACCCGAAGATGATGACCCGAGGCAAGATCCAGTTGGTGATTAACGGGTTTGGATTCCTGAGGAATTGTTACTCAAATAGAACTTGGAACGCCTTAGCTATGGGCCGGCCAGTCCTTCACTATAGGACGAGGAACGCTGAGAGGTATTTCCGCGATGGATTTGACTTAGCTTTCTTCTCAAGCCGGGACGAGCTGTATTTGAAGATGAGGTGGCTCTTGGATAATCCGGATGAGGCTAAGGCCATAGGGCAAAGGGGGCGTAGGTTGGTAGAGAAGTGGCATACCTACAAGAACCGGGGCGAGGAACTGTTGGAGCTATTAGGATGAAATGCTATTTGGACTCAAGAAGTTGGCCCCGTTTTCAAGTTACCCTGACTTCATTCCGAGAGAGGCTTTTGAGATACAACAAGTGATAGGATGGATTATCTAAGGGAGGATTTCAAAAAGAAGGTTTCCCAGCAGTGTCGAGTGAAGGCGTTTACTGAATTTTTTTTTAGAGAGTGGAGGAAAGCAATGGCTGGTGAATCAATAGGACTCACAGCATCATCTTCAGAGCAGTCAACGGTTCCGATAACAAACTCACCGATAGTGAAGCTGGTGTCTCCGCCAGATTCCTTCGATTGTCTTACTCAGATCTCGACGATGTGGTTGGCGGCCCATCATGTCGATCCGATTGCGATCCAAAAGACGCTGACTATCGAACAGATGCGGTCTATGATTTGGGACGAGGTGATCCCGATTCCTGCTTGGCAGACGGTGTTGGAGTGTGTTCGGTTTACGTTTGTGATCCACAATATGAGCCGACCGGCGCAGCAGCAGTTGACCCGACAGAGGCTTGGAGTTGGCTTCAATAACAACTCCCTTCGGATCATCAAGCTTGAGACGTTCGCGGACGATGACCGGTATCGGACGCCTCCTGGTTTGAATGAGGAACAGCACAATTTATACCACAGCGCCATAGATCGGTCGCAAGAGGACTATGAGGAGCTTCTTAAGGCAGGTGTGAGTCAAGAATCAGCCCGAGGTGTCCTTCCTCAGAATATCCACTCGCCTACGTTGACGATGTTCTCCGATCTGCGCGCCCTCCGAGGGTTCATCTCCAAGAGGCTTTGCTACGAGGCCCAGGATGAGATGAATGAATTTGCTGTATCCCTTAAGAGAGAAGTTGATGAGTGGGATCACTGGTTCGGTGGACTGCTTTCCTTCCCTTGCTCCCGAGATAAGGAGTGTGTGATTGGTCCAGGTGCCGCTGAACGTTGCCCGCTTCCGTATGAGTGGAAGGGTGGTGCCAATAAGGGTGTTGTTATTACTTCCCATAAGGAGATCAGGTGATCTTAGGGATCGTAGGATTTTTGGCTTTCTTTAGTTTGACAGTTTACGAGAATGGGAAATAGTCATGGTACAGCAACGAGAAGGACGTATACTCACAGTTACCCCTGAGAATTACCAGCAGATTATGCTTGCCGTCTTAAGGACCAATAACGCTGGTAACCTCAAACTTCTTAGCATACGTGCTGGGGAAGCCGGCATTGCGGACCCGAAGGTAATAGACAAGTTGACTGATAATCAATGGATGGCGATGCTACATAAGCTGAGGGCCGTTCATCCGGAGCTTACTGAGGATGAGCGTGAAAGTTCTAAGGAATGGTGCTTCAAGAACGGGGTCTATCCAGGAGGGAATAGTGAGTTCGACGAATCTGTCTAGGCCAAAGATCACCCTCTCTTACCAAGGTGGGCTTAAGGGTAAATCCGGTCCCAACGGCCGCATCTCTGTAAGTAAAAGACCTAAGAGGATAGCCCCAACAAAGCGGACCAAAGCGTCCCGTGTAACTGACTTCAATATTCATGTTAGGTCTACTTTACCGCAAGATGTTCCTCCCAGTCATATCTGTAATGGCCCAACCTACAAGCGTTTATGTACAATATCTGCTGGGAAGGGGACAGATCATTCTGGGGTTGGTCGGTGTAAAACTCATGAATCCAGGACAAGCATGACAGTAAGAAAGCAAGCAGAAGGTTTGGAAGCAGTCAAGAGTAGATACGGGGGTGGTGCACCGACCAACCTCAAAAAAGCCTATGATGAGATGCTTTCAGATAAGGGCTTGATGAGTGTAGATGAGGAGATGGCTGCCTCGAAAGCTATGCTCAAGGCTATTATGGAGAGTATAGGTGAGGTTGACTTCTCGTCAGATGAAGGAACGGATAAGGCTTTGAAGTTCTTGAAGGCGTTCAAGGACGTAACTACTCTCAACCTTAAATATCAGGAGATCCAGAGAAAGTCTGATTTCATCATCACCCTTCCCCAGTTCATGAAGATAGTGAAACAAATCGGTGCTATTGTAACAGAGGAATTAGAAGCTGTTGATCCTGTAGTCAAGACCAAGCTGATGAGGCGGTTAATTGCAGAACTGGATATTACGGGCCAGTCAGCAATGGCCTCAGAAGGGGCTGTGGATGCCCCATTCGATGTGGAGGATGGTGATGAAGAGGAAGGAACACAGGAAGTTAAAGTGCTCTGAGTGTAAGCAGTTATCCGTAGGGTCAGCAAGAGTGCACTGGCTTTATATAGGATTAGCTGCTGTTGTCAGATCTACGAGTAAATCAGGGAACCTCTTTGTGGTGTCTGTTGAGAATAAGTGGTTTTGCTGTGGTGAGTGTTTCTCGGACTTCATAGATCGGAAGATGGATGAGTCTGATCTGGCTGATGCTAAGACCAAAAAGTATTTGAAAGCAAGTAGAAAAAAGCATTAGGGTTCCAGATGAGGATTCTTTACCTTTAGATAACGAGAGGAATACTGCGAACGAAAGGAGGTGAAACCGTGGCCAAACGCAGAATTAAGAGAACAGCTTTATCCTCGACCAGATGTCCATATTGTGACTCCAGGCTTAAGCATCCGCTTGGAACTGGGCCAACGTCCAGGGAGATGGTGAAGCTAGGTAAAGAGCTTGGGATGAGGTTCAGTGACGCAAACCTCAAGCATTTTGTCCGGAAGGGATTGCTCCCAAGACCAATAAAGCGTCCGATGGTTATGAACGGCAAGCATACCTCTATTGGTGTGTTCCCTAAGATGGCCGGCAAACGCTTACGCATCTTGGCTAAGATGAAGTTGGTTCTTCATATGAGCGAGGCCCAGATCATAGATAAGTTTAGGGAGAAAGGGCTGATGTATGAGTAGCCGATCCCCCTATATATAAGGAGTAAAGAAGTGGTGAGGGGCAGGAAAAAAAAGATTAGGATCAGGGTTGCGGCTTTCGTATACTTAGATAACGAAGGAAAGGGGGCAACTAAGCCCCTGAAGGGTCGAACGGTGACGGACCCTTAAGGCCATAAGGCCCACGTCGCCAAGGGTAAACCGGATGGAGGTCCAGATGCCCAAGACTACAAGTCGTAGGCGTGCCCCGTCTTCCAAGAAAGCCGTAGATGAGCTCGAAGCTGAGCTCGACGAGGCTCTGGAGGATGAGGAGTTGGAAGACCTCGATGAAGAGATCGAGGATGAGCTGGACGAGGACGAGGATGAGATCGAAGCGGAAGCTGAGGTCGAAACTCCTGCGAAGCCCAAGAAGGACAAGGCTCCGAAGGGATTCGTTTGCGCCTCTGTCGTCGAGAAGCACGGTGAGGGTGAAGCGAAGCCCTGCTACACCGCCATCGCTCCGTTCAGGACTTCGCCTGCTCGGAACCTGGCTTTCCAGACTCTCCAGGACGCCGGGAAGTCCGGCCTGAGTATGGACGACTGGATCGGCGAGGTCGCGACCACCTTTGAGGAGCAGAATATCTCTGGCTCCGCTAAGGGGGCTGTCTCCTTCATCCAGAAGGCGACGAAGCGCGTCACGATCCAGAAATTGGCCGGTGGCGACGACAAGGGTAACTACGTTGTCGTCGAGCCGTTGGCCGACAAGTCTCGTCGGACGTTCAATAAGAACGGGACTGTGCGGTCGAAGTCGAAGTAGATCAATTGGGGTAGAGTTCAGCCACCCGCGCGTTCCTGGCCATTGTGCCCGCGCATCGGAGTGATTTAATGCTCAGGTTGGACTCTACCCCTTCTTTTGCCCGGAGAGGATATGCGACACTTCGCTATGATAAGCCGAAAGGCGGCAAAGAGCCTCATAGCAAAGACCAGAAATATCCCCTTGGTCTTTGTTGAGTCGAAAGAGATTAGTTCAGGCAAATCTTTCTCCAGAAAGGAGATTCTCAGAAGGGCAGAGAAGGTGGCTGCTAAGCGGGACTGGAGGGTATCGTTCGCAGAAAAGGTGGTGCGACGAGAAATAGCCCGATTGAAAGTGAATTTGTTTAAGATACCAACTGGCGCCTTTGTTGGTATGGCCTATTCAGTCAAAGGCTACAGAATCAGATATGACCTGATTGAAGTGCCTTTTCCAGTTGGTGGTAGAGTGCTTTGGAAGTACAGAGCCAAAGATTGTTCTTGTCCTGCTGGTAGCAGAGGTCGTCGATGTTGGCATCAGGATTATACAGACTACATGCTTGACGGGCTGACTACTATTCCCCAGAAGTATGGCCCATTTAACAAAAGGATGCTGAAGTATATAGTGAAGCAAAAACGGGAATGGAAAGCCGAGAGGTGAAAATGAGGAGGTCAGGTCGCTATGATGGTCTGGAGAAATTCTGTGACGTGTTTACCAAGCGAACGGGAAGACCTGAGGAAGGCAATATACGCATATGCCTTGACGTTGAAGAAGGGTAGTGTTGAGCGCAAGAAATATGTTAAATATTATCAGGCGTTTAAGAACGCAGACGAGCGGCAAGCCGAGGATGTGAAGGGGAATTAGCCGTAGGTTTTCAATTGGGGATTCGTTACCTTTAAGTAGGTAGGGAAACGGCCCATAGAGGGCTAATCGGACAACCTAACTTACGCCCAAAGGAGGGCTAAGATGGCTAACAAGAAAGACCTCGGTAGTCTCTTAGAGCAATTCTTACCGAAGCTGAACGCCTTCGCTTCAGAACCGGAAACGGTGAGAGAGTCGCTCAGGAAGATCCTGGAGCATACCGAACATAAGCAGTTCTTACTGGGCCTAGAGCAGGCCTCCGATCCACTCGCTTTCGCCTACAATATATACCTCTGGACTCAGGGGATGACGAAGGAAGTGAGAGGGTCGGGCGAACTGAAGAAAGGAAAGACCTGGACGGAGAAGCAGATGAGCAGGGGATACTCTCCTGACGAGATAGACTGCGACGCCGATCAACCCTTCACGAGTAACGCGATGATCGCTACGATTGACGGTCACGTTAGACTAGGGAAGATGAGACGTGAGTGATACGATCCTATATACTGACGCAGGGTGTAGGAAAGATCTATCCCTTGGATCGTATGCCTACTATGTAGATGACTCACTCAAGGGATCTGGCTCCTTGAAGGGTCGTGTGAGTCCTACTAGTTGCGAGCTACTTGCCGTTCTTATTGGACTGAAGCGACTCAAGAAACTTGGCTATACTGAAGTGATAGTTAAGACCGACTCCCAGTATGTTGCGGGGATAATGAATAACCGAGCACATTGGCTTTCTATACCGAGGGATGAGAAGAGCCATAGCCGGATGGTTATGAGGCTCTACCGAGCGATTGAAGAAATGGAGGTAGAGGCTATTTGGATACCAGAGAATAGCGAGCACGGGAATGAGGTGGCCCATCGAATCGCCTCGGCCAGACTAAGAGAGGTGAAAGGATGTACATCAATATCTTGACCGCTGACGATCCTAGACTTGATGGATGTAAGATTGTTTTGTCGGCTATATGTGAAGAGCCAGGAAAGGATAATGAGAACAATCCTGGTGGAGAGAGGATTGACTCTGGCCCGAAAGTTGTAGAGTTTGTTACTCATCAGGTGAACAGGTATGGTGACCGATACCTGGGACATTACCATGTCTTCGGGTCGAGCGATGATGATATCCCTGTAGGTCGCAGTGCCGAAGATGCGTTAAAGCGTAGTCTGGAGGACTTTTATGAAAGAGTGGCCAGGGACAATAGGCTATCGGCTCAAGGCGCGTGAGAATCCTAGATGGCCCCATGTTAGCCGCCACATGGAGGTGTTTTGGGACAATAAGGGCAGATTCGTCTCCTATGTTTACTGCTACTCTAAGGAGCAGGCAAAAGAGACTCTCAAGGAATTAGTTAGGCAGGGGTTTCCGGTTTGGACGATGACGAAGAACAAAGGGAAGGTGATAAAGCAATGGGATGTTCCAGATGTCTGGATTATCTACCTTTCTGAAACAAGAGTCCTGTTGAAGCTACATCAGAGATGGTATGAGAAGGGTAAGGTGATATGGCGAAGAAAGTGACGCGTATTTGCCAAGAGCCGGGATGCGAGAAGCGCGTCCGAGTGAAGTCCAATATCAAGAAAGGAGAAAAACCATTCGTCCAGTATATCTTTGCTCGGTGTAAGGAGCATGATCTGGCTTATCGAAAGGAACAGGATGATGACCAGGCAAGAAGCGATAAACTTGGACCACAGAAGAGAGCTTCATCACGTAAGTGAAAGAAACAGAGAAAATGAACCGATCCGGTGTCGGGTCAACGGGAAGTGTAAGACCTGGAAGACTCGACCTGATGAGTTCAGACTCCCTGTAGTATATGGTCTGAGAGATTACTTCTACATCAACCATACCAATGCCCATGAGTGGGCTACGAGCGAGGAAGAGGCTCGCAAGCAGAACAGGAAAAATCGAGATCGCAAAGCTGCGGTCACCGTATAGTTAGATAGCGGGAGGCTAACTGGCCTCTCGCTATCACTACATTTAAAGGAGGTGGTAGAATGCCTGATGGAGAAGATAGAGTGCCGGTCCCAGGGGAGGAAGAAATACAAAGGCAGTTCCTTAAGGAGACTGGCCTGGCGAAAACGATTGCTAGATTCTCAACCCGAATCGCTGAAGGGGTGGCGGACGATCTACAAAAGAAGTTTGCGGCAATGTTCGCTACCTACAGATCTCAGACGGCTACAGAGATCCAGGAGATCATTGATGCGTTGAGGGAGGCCAAAGAGAATTTGGTCGATCCAGAGAATCTTGAGATAGATGCTGTTATCGACCAAGTGGTAAATCTCAGAGCCGGTCTGCTGGAGCTTCAAGAAGGGGTGGACGATGGGACGGGCGTTTGGTCTCACGAGGTGCGATCGGAGGTAGTAAGGAAGATCGTGACCGCTATCGCAAGCGAATGCTAGGGCCGAATGCAGGCCGAACAAGGGGCGGGGCGGGTCCGGAACCTACCCGATACCGCTCAGCCCTGCTACACCGCTTAGACAAAGCGAGGTAAACTATGATCGGTAGGTGGCTAGGCTACGTTCATGATCGGGTCGTTGGACGAGAGATTCGGATAAGTGACAGCCATAAATATAGGAGACAAAAGTGGATGATTGATCATCCGATGGGCGACCAGTCAAGAGAGAGAAATGTGATTGGTGATCCTGTGATAATGGGGAAAGATCCAAACTTCTTCCTGGTAATTGGCGGACTGGTGCTAGGCTTTATGTTCGCAAGGGGAGAGGTGGAAGCTACTATCTGGATAATCTTTCTAGCTGTGTGCGTTACTGCCCCGTTGATGATGGTAGGGAAGTGGGCCTCAAACAGGGAGTTGGAGAAGAAGGCTGAGAAGGATGAGGAGAAGTTTGCTGGTGGAGTTAAGGCTGTAGAGCCTAACACGGGAGACTTGGATGATCTTGTTGACCTATAGATTCCACTAGGACGCCAGTTGTCGATTCGCTACCTTTAAGTAACGAGGGAAAGGCTGGAACCGGAAGGAGGTGATACGATATGGCGAAGGAAAGTTTTGTGAACGACAAGAGAACGAAAGTCCAGTTCTACGACAGCGAGCTTAAAGCATTCAGGGACGGGACGAAGTGGGAGTTGGCGAAGTTCTACGCTCTTGAGTTCTACCGTATGAAGTTGGCGATTAAGTATTCTTGGCTACCTTGGAGGTAGGGAAGATGATTACCGAGCGCAAGATATATATACTTGAATCGGAGATCCCCAATAGTTGCTGGTTGCGGGAGATCGAGATGACGATAGGGCACGCTGGACTACACGCGATCCAGTTCATGCGCGATATGAATCTCTTTGGGATCAGGGGCGCAATTAGTTACGTGAAAAGATACGAGGCAGAGGGTCACTTTGAAGAAGGGACGACTGCCGAATTGGAGCGAATCGCGACTGAGCTAGAAGGTCATCTCAGTCAATAAGGAGGAAACGCAAATGCCTGATTCACGGAAACTCGCTGGCTCGCTCAAGTATGTGAGCAAGGCCAAGATTACAATGCAGAATGGGTTTGATTTCCCATTCGACATGCTCCGATACGATCATTGTCATCCCGCATCCAGTGAGGATGCGACAGCTATATGGACATTAGTGACTGAGACGATCTTCGGTCGTGGTGAGAACGATATGATTGAGGTCACCCTCGTCAAGTATCACGAGACTAAGGACAATCCTGGTTGGACGCCTGGGCGTTGGCAGTCCTTTGGTGCGCAGCTGGAGATTGTTGATGCCTACTCCTAACGACAAAATCGAAGTGAAGGACATACCTCGCTTGAGTAAGGTGAGGGAGTTCAACGGAGGCCCGATCAAGGGCCTTGTGAAGGGTGAGTCAAAAGACTGGCCTGGACGATGGTATGTGGAGATCAGCATAGAGGATATGGTCCACACCTGGTGCCTCTGGGAAGATGAGTTCACGGTTGTTGATGGGGAGTAACTTTCCAATAGGTTCCAGGTTGTCGATTCGCTACCTTATAATAAGGACGAGAGACTTGGACCGGAGGGAGGTGATACGAAATGGTCGTAACGATTGATAAGGAACGCCGAGCCAAAGGTGAGAAGCTATTCAACGAAGGATGGCGGATCGCCAGAACCTTCCGAGTCCCGAAGCAGGGACGCCATAAGGGGTGGGTTAAACTTAAGAAGCACGGAGCGGGTGGTATGCTCCAGATCCCGCCTGAAACCGCTGAGCGAATCAAGGAGCTTGAAGAAGATGAAGGTTCTGATTCTTGACGATAACATCGACGTAGCCTTGTCAGTCTCTCAGATGACTAAGGCTTGTCTTCCTGAAGCGGAGATCCTGGTGTTCTACGATTCGCTTGAGGCGTTACGGAAGATGACCGGCGATATTGATATCTTTATCACCGACTTCGATATGCCGGGGTTGGACGGAGTAGCGATGGCGGTCAACGCTAAGACGATGAATAAGAAAACAGCGGTTGTGATGATTAGCGGATTGCCTCAGACAGAGATCGAGGATACTCCTCGACGGACAGAAGATTTTAGGTCAAGCGTCGATTGGTTTATTGCTAAGCCGGTCAACTTGGCGGACCTTCAACGGACGATTGGAGAGATAGTCGAGTGAACTACTACCAGCGAAAGAAGCGTGAGAAGCAGCTCATCGCTCTCGCCTTGTTCCTGTTCGTCTGTCTCTATATAGGATCGGAGCTATTCATCCACTACTACCTGGGACCGGAGCCATGATGGACCTTAATAAGGCTACTGGGGCCATAGCCCGTGGGCTATTTGATGCCGGCTGGAGGACTTCGATAATGTCCTGCCACGACAAGGATAACCCGATGGAGATATTTAGAGAGGTGGATGGCGAGGGTGAAGTAGATCATTGTAGTAACCTTGGGGTATACCGCGCTCTCGATGAGATGAGCGAACATGCGAGGGATGAGGAAAATGGAACCTTGGAACGATAATCGTTGGTCTGACTGTCCGGATCTCACCGAGCGTGAGGCGTATGAAGAGTTGATGGAAGAAGAAGTGAGTGACGAGGATTGGGAGGAAGAATTTGAAAGGAGGAAGGTCAAAGAGGAGGATGAGGGACGAATTGCCCCGCCTGTGGGAGCTACCCTTGTTGACGATAACTTCGGGACATACCACGATACGGATGACCCGGATGTAGTTGAGTTCTACGCCCAAGTTCAGAGGGAGAGTGTCCCGACTGAATGCCAGGGGTGTGGCCGCACTTTTAATTTGCGGCCGGGATACGGCTTCTGTAACTCGTGCGCTGATAAGCGAGAGAGAGGAATGGACTTTTGAGGGCGAGATCGGAGTTCACCCAGGGCTTCGTCGGTGCCGGCGATGAGACGTTCAATTTTATCGCTAAGTGCTGGAACGTAAGCCACGCAAGGGCGATCCTTGCGGAAGAACCTAGAGATGGCGGGCAGTATCCTCTGGTTAACGTCAGACCTTTCATCGGAGCAATCCGAGATGAGGGAAAGGAGGCGATTGAGACCGCAGACTTGGATGAGCCAATCCTTCTGGTTGCGGTCCCGTTTGAAGAGGAAGGGGATAAAGGCCACTACTTGTTCCCCATCGACGGTTGGCATCGAATCAAGAAAGCGATCGGGTTGGGACTGAAGGAGATTCCAGGCGTAGCACTAACTCTTGAGGAAAGTGAGGAGGCCACACTCTTATGAGTCTCGGATATGATCCTGAGTTACCGAATGGATTCCAAGACGCCGACTTTGAGATGAGGGAAATGGAAGCTCAAGGTCGGGAGCACAGACGGAAGGTGAACCGCTCTCAAGCCCTTCGGGATGAGGGAAAGTGGGATGAAGCGGCTGAGGCTTGCCCGCATAGCGGAGGGTATAGTAGTCCTTCCAAAGCGGCTGAGCGGGCGGATGATCCTCGGAAGGATGAGAAGGGGTTCCGCTGTGGGACCTGCGGATCGTTCCTCTCAGGAGATCCGTGGGAGGATTACACTATCATTGCAGCTTGTGAGATAGAACCTTACATCTAGGAGGAAGGTGTGTCTAAGACCAGTAGTATCTTGAGGCAGAAGGAGCTTCAGTCCCAGAAGCACGACTCAGAAATAGCCTCTTGTATCTCTGTGCTACACGACGCAGTGCTGGCAAGACTGGCTATCGACCCAGACCATCTTAAGCGAGTGATGGTTGACTTTACTCGATGTGATGATCACTCGGACGCAGTGATGTCCGTAGACTATATGCGGATGGAAGTGGCGGAATTCACTGAGAATTACGTAATATAATGCCGGCGTGTTGCAGGTCGTTTGTTTCGGGGCGGGTCCGAACCCGTAGAGTTACTGTTCGGCCTGCTACGGGGCTGCATTCGAGCTGGAATAACCGCATCATAAGGGTCGAAAGGCCGAAGGAGCGAGGAATGCCGATCAAGATGAAGAAGATCAAGTCGAGCAATATTCAGTCAGCGGGTTACGATGGGAAGAAGCACGTCATGGTGATTAACTTTGGCGGTCCGGACTACCACTACGCCGATGTGCCGGTTGAAGTCTATACCAGTTTCTGTTCCGCAGATTCCAAAGGGAAGTTCTTCCATACGGAGATCAGAGACAAGTTTGAGCATGAGAAGCAGGAGGACTAAACCAGTCAATGGTGCTTAATCGCAACTGGAAGGAAATGATGATGGAAGCTACAGAAGCCCAGATGAAAGCAATCCAGATCCTTTTGAAGCGCAACGAGAAGTTGATACTGTGGCGCCCAACGACGATGGACGCTCTGCCTGAGGGGTATATTGCGGGTGCCTACTGTATTAAGTTTGGTGATGATCCCAGGGCATGCGGGATTGATCCGGATGGCTCGGTGTCGTCATGACCCTCTATTTGGCCCAAAATCTTACTTAAGAATGAAGGAGGAAGTGGTGACTGAAGAGACGCTCCTATATGCGGCTAAAGAAGTGAAGCCGATAGCTCCTGAGATTGCAAGGAGATTGAAGAAGTTGGGATGGGGAGTATTCGCTGATACTGTGATAGCGAAAGATGGGGACGACAACAACTCTGCCGCGATAGTTCGGGATATTGATCCTTCGGTTATAGCTGAGATGAAAGGAGAAGGTGATGGCTGAGGGACCGTTTTTAGTGATTGAGGATATAGACTTGCCCTTCCCAGAGAGTCTAGGGATGCAGGTGCAGGTGACGCAAGCCTATCGGCTGACCGAGCTATTTGATCGAGTCGAAGCGGGTGAGGTAATTACGGTGTTGGTTGGTAGGACCGCAATTGGTTCTAAGACGCTAACCCTTTCACTGAAAGATAAGTAAGATGATGAGGTAAAGAAATCAATAGGACGCCAGGTGCGGATTCGTTAATTTTAAATAGGCCGGAGAAACCGGCAGAGAACCCGAACTGGGAGAAGAGAAGATGGGAAACTACGGCGTTCAAGAAACTAACCCGATCACTAAAGGCTTCCACAACGAGAAGCCAGAGGGATCGGTTTGTTGGACGGACCCGAGGCTTGAGAGTATCGAACGTCTCAGGCTACTTTCGGATCCAGGATTCCCGATGTGGGACGTAAGCTATTGTACGGGCAGGTTAAAGGACGGCACAAAAGTTGATGTCGAACTTCCGTTCGATCAGCTTCGGAAGCGCAGGAAGATCAACGCGCAGATAGTCGCTTACGCCAAGAAGGACGGTGTCTACGCCAAGCGGCTCGGAATCTTCAGCGCGATCTCGACGCTCAACTAGGGGGAGTGATGAAAGAGAACAAGGTATTCGCAGTCATATCGTATGATGGCTACCTCGGTTGTAACTTCACTCGTTACGCCAACGGGGCCGCGACAGGTTGTCGGGACTTTCCCGATGGAGAAATCACCCTCGCAACTCTCGACCGAATCAGAGATGCGATCGCAGAGCATCTCGGACTCATCGAAGGTTCCGGTCACTACAAAGAGAGTGTTGATGGATAAGATCAAGCTAGCAGGGGATTCGATCTGGTGGAATCGGAAGGATTTTGATGGGAGAGAGATAAGCGAGCAGGCAGGCAAGCCCTACCCGAAGGAAGCAGAAGTCGGTGATATGGAAGAGGAAGATAATGATCTTGGCCTCCCGAGCACGATCATAACGGTCTACCATAACCTTCCTTGGGAAATTTACACCGATACAGGATTCGCCGAGGGAGTCAAAAGACTCTGGAAGGAGAGGACTGGTGAGGATCACGATATAGATTGGACGGAGCAGGGCATGCAGAACGACTCGGTAGCAACCTTCGATATGTTGGCCAAGCAGTAAAGAAACCAATAGGAACTCAGGTGGGGATTCGTTACCTTTAAGTAGGTCGAGAGCCGACTGGGACGGACTAACTGAGAAGGAGAAAAGATGAGAGACAGGTTCGATGATATCGTAGACGCCGATATGGCGGGCGACTCAGCGAAATCTGAACTCCTGAGGGAGTTGGATCGCTTGATGATAGACCCCGATGATTGCTCTCCGGACGTTTGCCCAGGTTGCGGAGGCGAACTGAAAGAGGGAGGCGGGTATGTTGGTGAGACGGTAGTTTACTGCGACGCTGACGGTTGTAAGGTCGGAATCGTCTGGGAAGATTCGGCTGCGGCTATCGCCGCTGTCTTTTAGGAGGGAGTGATGACGGAGAGAGCGAAGAAACTGCTGGCGGGGCGTAGTCTGCCCCGCTTTGTAGAGGAATTTGCTACCTCGGCTGAGCCGATAGACGGGCACCAGGGTGGCGGCGTTCCCTACTTGAACTTCTTGGCCGACCGTATTTGGAAGTTGGCCGAGAGGATGAATGGCGATAACCCCTCTGGATATCGAATATCAAAGTATGCTGAGGGAGTAAATCTTGAACATCAGCCAGATACGATTGAGGAAGCTACCCGGACAGTCCTGACTGATGAGGAGATGTATTCGGTTCCGTTTGAAGCCGGGGATGGACGAGGTGAAAAGAGTATCCTGGCTGCGAGACTCTACTCTTGGATGGCAGCCAGATACTATGAGGAGTGTGAATCGAAGGAAGATCACAACCTGGAAAAGATCCCGCTGGATATCGAAGTTGACGTAGGCGGTGAAGTATTCCTCGCTGTTACGCTGAAGTATGGGGATAAGTCATTCTCCTTTGAACTAGACGAGTGGTTCGCTGGCTTTAGCTATAATGGATCTCTTGATCCTAATGGCGAAACGATTGATTCGTATGATCGTTTTTGGTCCGACTACGCTGTAAGGCCGAAGGTTGATTCGCTAAAGAAGATGAGCGGAGAAGATGTTCTTAAGGCCGGATACAGCGAAGGATGGCTGAAAGAAGGAGTAGATGAATACGTGGCTATTCCTAATCCTGGAGTAGCTGGAGGCGTAACTATTGTTTCTTTGGAGGCTTAGATGGAACGAGTCGATGTGGAAGCGAAAGACTTCAAGCATCTGCTGGCCGCCTTCCTAGAGGGCCAGATGGAGGACCACGCGCCCGGTGTTTGGGTTGATATCGAAGGGAAGATTGATATTGTCCCGGCGGGGGAATCGTGGATGAGCGTTCGGTTGGACTTCGGTGATACGCCCTTTCTGTTCGAGATTGATACGTCCAAAGAAGATATCCAGATGTTCGAGGAACGGAAGGATGAGTTAGCTGAGGTAGTCCAAGCGAGGGCGTTGCTACGGGACGGTTGGCGCGCCGACGATTCCGCTGCTAAACCGGAATACTGCACTCATTCGATCTTTGACCCTAAAGGTGGCGCCTCGTGTGTGATCCCTCCGGGAGTATTTGACGAGATGGTGAAGATCCAGAATCGGGATGAGGATACCCCGAATGGCTGTATTGTCTCGGAGTCGGGTGTGAAAGTAGTTCCGGTTGTCGAGGCGACCGTAGTTGCCGCCCAGAAGCTCTATGACGAGGGATACCGCAACTACCCAGCGAGGGAAGGCTTCTGGATCTACAGGACGGATGAGAACCAGAACGACGATGCCCAAGAAATAAGCCAGGCTACCTGGAGCGCGCTACTTGCTCTGGAGGATCGACACTAGAAGGTGAGGGTGAGTAGAGATTCCAATAATCAGAAAGGAGAAGTAATGAACTGGGAACTTAACCGTAAACTGGAGAGGATAGCAGTGTATGCCGTCCTTAAGATGCTCTCGGATGATGAATGGAAGCCTTACCGCGTAGATGATGGGTGCGAAGATATCGGTATAAACAGGGTGACCGATATCCACGAGGCATATCGCGCTGTGATGGCGGTAGACGAATCGTATGTCAACCTCAAGAAGGTAACTGCTGGTGTCCCTCCTAAGACTACGATTGGTTGGGTGCGGTTCGTTATGGGTAACGACCCGGACGAGGTGGTGTGCGACTATACTACCTCAATTGAGACTCTCGACCATGTTGACGTAAAGGATCTGATTGACGAGCAGCTCGACCGTATTCTGGATGAATATTTATACGAATACTTACACAACGTAGCTTAAGGGGGTTTTGATGCAGGCAATTCTCAGTGGTACCAATGGCTAAAAACATCTTTTCCCGTAGGGAGGAAACATAGCAACCAATGGGCAAAAAGAAATTCGGGATGAGAAATGATGGGAAGGAAAGAAAGGTCAGCCCTAAAGAATGTGAGGTATGCTGAGGGAGGTGTAGGACTAAGGTGGATGACGTATACTTAATGCTATGTAGCGTATATCGTCCTATATGTAGGAGTGCGTCTATGGCGTAGGGTTACGGACTATGACTGGATGTGGTATGATGACGACTGTAATATGATCTGCCTAGTCTTTACTGCTGTAGTTATGCTCGTGGGGTGGTTAGGACTAGAGTGCCTTATGTTCCTCTCCCACTCTCCCCGCTGAATCCTCTCATTATCAATCTAGCTCCCCGCTGAATCCTCTCATTATCAATCTAGCTCCCCGCTGATGTGAGACACCGCTCGACTTCCCTCCTGGCACTCAGTCACACACCCACACTGGGTTGATTGGATGATTGGCACGATGCCCAGCTGGCTGTGTTTTCAGTCAACCGGCAGTAATCACAATTGACGTGCCTTATCAGCACCAAACCGCACCAAACAGGACTGGCCATTCAGTCAACCAGGCAAGTTTGGGTTGCTGAATGGTGAATTTAACCATCCAGTCAACCATGCAAGTCTGGGTTGTTGAATGTTGAATGGTGGATGCTGCTGGTTGTTGGTTGGGTCCGGCCCGGATGTGGAAAGGGGGTCGACCTTGGAGCTGGCCGACCCCCTTCCTGCTAGTTCTGCTTCTTCTCCCGTGGCTTACCGGGAGCTACCGCCACATAGTTCCCGTTCTCCAATCGGGTAACTACCACCCGCCTCTTCGCACGGACGACGAAATTGGCGTAGAATAGCGGGTTGGCGATACCCGCCTCGGTCAGCTTTTCGAGCCAATCGACCTTACTGATTCCCGTTTTTCCCGCGTCCTGGAGAATCTGCCAGGCTCGGTTGCGACCCTCGCTGCGCTTAAACGGTGATCGCGCGTTGTGGTACGGGAGTGCGGAACTGCCGAGACTCTCAGCGAGACTCGGAACGACCTGCGGCTGCTTCTTACTCTGGGTGCCCATATCGGACTCCTCATTTTTAGGTCTGAGGCCTATCCCCGACCTGCATTTAATATAACGGATTCGCACTGAGATTCCTAATGAAATCTTCGCTTTCAGCGAAAAAAGTTTCGCTGGATGATGCCCGATATATCAGAGATTTCAGTCAACGGGTGGCGTGGGCTGTGGTGTGCGGTGTTGTTGTATAGGGATTTCAGTCAACGCCGGGCGCTGATGTTGCGCGCGGTGTTGTATAGGCATCAAGCTGCACCAACGCGCCCCGGACATATGCTTGATGGTGGCTGATGGTGGCTGGTGGAAAAAAAAAGTTTCTGTTGGGCTAGGATTCCAGTTGTCGATTCGCTATCTTTAAATAGGTAGAGAATCCGCTCTACCTAAACGAAGGGAACGAGATGGATATCCCTATTCTTAGGGGGATCGTAAAGTCCAGCGTATTAGAGCTAGACGGTTGCGTTAACGAATACGGAGTAGAGGTTGATGTATGCTCCGGAGGCGGCCCCAACGCGGGAGGCGTTACGATCCAGCTTCGGATTCCAGATCGAGACGAAATCTCGATTAGACTTCAGAACGACGGAATCTTCACGGTAGTCGAACTCTAACCTCAACGGGCGGGACTTCGGTCCCGCCCAACGAAAGCGAGGGCGATATGGTGGATGGAGTAAAGGAAATGTTCGAGGGACTTTGCGGGTTTCTAAACGAGGTTACTGAAGGATGGTTCCTTGATATTAATCCTGTGTCGCCGATAACCGGGACTGTGACCCTTATCCCGAACGGAGAGGGATGGGTTGAGATGGTGATTTCAGTCGAAGGTAAGGAGTTTTCGGTGAAGGTGGACGCCTACGGAAAGACCGGATGTGAGTATGGAGATCCTTCCCCCGAACGTAATTGCTTTGGAGGATAGGACGAGGAAGAACGATCCGTTGACTGGGATATTACTTATTCAGTCAACGGATCGTTGTTCGAGCTGGTAGGTATTGCTGGCTGCTGCTGGTTGCTGGTTGGCTTTCAGCCAGTCAGTCAGCTTCCAGTCAGTCAGCCAGTCAGCTTTCAGTCAGTCAGTCAGAAATCACAACCGGCATAGGGTAAGCACGTTAGAAAAACTAAGTCCTACTACTTAGCCTTAAGCGATACTAAGTAGTAGTGGGAAAAATCTACCGGAAGAAAATTCTTAAGAAAAAGATTAGTTTCGCTTAAGGGAAAAATCTTCCTCTACGAAAATTATAAGACGTTCTACTACTTTTCCGCTTAAAGCGAAATCTATACCTAAAAGCGAAAAAAAGGCGAAAAAAGACGAGAAAATTTTTTTTACGAAAAGCGAAAAAAAACGCTAGACTCGACTAGTTTAATACCCTATACTTAGACCTACGAACCCTAACGAAAGGAAACGAAGAAAAGAGTAAAAAGAGTAGACTCTAGGCGAAGCGGGAACTTAGGCTTTCGCCCTTACTACCTAGAGTCCTACCGCCGGATTATCGGGATAACCCTTAAATATCCGGCTTAAAAGGTTCCTAGCTTACCGTAAAAAGCTAGACTCGATTTATTTTTTTTTACTTCTCTTTAGGAGAAAAAAATGTCTCTCGATATTACCCCCGTAGAGGCCGCCGTAGAGGTCCCCGTAGTCGGAGACTCTAAGGACGCCGGGATATACGCCTATAACCTTTTCGAAGTCGCCCGGATCGCCGTAGCGCGGCGTCCTAAAGACGCGAAAAAGGTTAAGGTAGGAACCGAAGATCGAGGCGGTTATACTAGTCCCGATCGATACGCGTCCTTCCGGCTCGCGTTTTCCCTCTCTCTAACGAATTCCGAAGCTAAACGGGTAGCTATCGTAGCGCGCTTCTCCGAGACGTTAAAGATTCGGAAACGGATCGTAGACGCCGGAATTCCCGTAGGGAAGGGTTATACCTATAAGGAACTCGCGTCTACCGCCGCCGCTCTACGCTACGGCGAAAAGTACTCCGGGTTCGTAGCGTTTCGACCTAACGGTACTCGATTCGCCGTAGCGGAAAAAAACGAGCGTTTCTTTCTTTACGTAGTAAACGCGAACGGAGAGGTTTTCCCTAACCTTCCCGAATCGCTTAAGGTTAAGGAGGTCGAGGGGGAGCTAATAAAGGTAGAGTAATAAATTCGACTCCCGGTCCTAACGGACCGGGGGTTTTTTTTTTAGCCTATAGGGAAGTTCCTTCCCTTCGACTACTTAGTATCGCTTAAGGTTAAGTAGAACTAAGCAGAACGGGGTAGGGGTTAAACGCTAATTTCTTAGCTTTTAACGTCTCAATTGGTCTGCTTACATACACGTGCAATTTTTTGGTGAAATTTGCTTCAGGAGGGTGTTAGTGAGTAGCGAGGAATAAGAGGGCCACAGCACACCCAACGGTGACGATTACCGAACCTGGCGATTCAGCAATGATGGCGATTAGCGCGTTTAGGAGTTTCATAAGTCAACATACTTTCCGATGCCAACTCTGCAAGGAGGCATCATAGGGTTGATTTTGAGCTCAAGCTGTTCGAACACTTCGTAGGCTTGAGCGTGGTTGGCCATGAGGAAGGAGACTATCTCAAGATCGGGGGTGATCTCTCTGAAGACCTCCTCAGATGGGGCCATAGCCTCAGTTGGCTTCTTACCGTGCTCCCGCATCTGTTCGATTAGGAGTATGAGTTTGTGGAGTGTAGCGCGGTTGTTTGGGGTCATAGGTCTACCTTGCTGTCATCCTTTATAGCGAATAGTCCTGCTGGCTTTGGATTTCTGAGTCGAGTGACTAACTGGACGCTATTGCCAGTGTAATAACCTCCCTGACTGATGTCGACAAATATATCTCTGTCTTCCTCATCAGTCCGGGTATGGAATCTTTTGTTTCTATTTGGGCGATGATAGTCAGGAGTGAGGCTTATCCTAAGTCCACCCTTCTCTTCGCCGGCATCCCCACTGGATGTATCTTCAATACACCACTCTGAGCCATTGTTGAGAGTGATATAGAACTTTCGACGATTCTTGGCGAATCGCTTTTTCTTGTCCTCTTGAGGCGGCTTGATGCGTCTCCTCGGGGGATTCCGACTATTGTAATGTTCACGTCTGTTCTTTTCTTCAATGCTTTCTTTGCGGTCACCTCTAACCATATCCCAAATCTTCATCTTGTTCTCCATTGAGGGTTCAAAGACTTTTTTTAGTAATTAGCTATACCATGCTGACGTCTGATGAATAGTGAAGGCCAGAGCTTTTCCAAGCCCTGGCCTTCTCAGGAGGTCCATATAGCCACGGCATTAGTCGCTTCATCCCGTAACTAAAATAAGTATACAAAGTTGTAGCTCGTGTAACGATCCGGGTCAGTCCGATGTATATTTTGTTGACGAGAACAAACCATCCAATGCTTTTAAAAAGTAGGAGAAATAATTAAGATGCTTACTTTAAAGCAAAGACAAGAGCGAAAAGCTGAGCTAAGTGCTATGAATAAGATTTATCTGGTGAATGAATTGGTTGACGCCGAAGACACAATTGCTCGCAAAGAAATGAACATCGCTGATAATGTTGATAGGTTGTCAGAATATAAGGGTAAGCTCAGAAACAATGAGCGTGTTGTTGTTACCCGTAAGAAGCGCAAGGGTGACATGGATAAAATGGCCATCAAGAAATGGAAGGAATTTACTAAACTGCAGATATGGGTTAATATCTTGGCTGCTATACCCAACATACTGGGTGCAGCAGCCACAAACGAGTACACCCATTTTATGTTGGCACAGCTATTTACTAATGCCGTTATTGGACCGGCCATTTTCTACTACCAAAAGAAGCAGGAGAGATTTGGATAGACCTAAGAAAGCTGACGGCAATGTTATTTTTTTGTTTTACCCGGCTAGGCAGTATTTATTTGACTGGTATAGGGAATCGAGACCGATGATGCCTTAAGGGTTTGGGTAATGGCTGACCTTAGCAGAAATTAAGGAAGGTGAATGTCTAGTTTGACCCACAAAAAAAAGAAAAGAAACAAAAAGACTGATCCTGGGGCTTTGCTTCGGGGTGAGCTTTCCAAGCACTTTGGCCTAGATGTTGATGAGAGAGCAAACCTTGGATCGGAAAGCGAGGCTAAACAGTTCTTAGAAGAGCAAGATGAGATTTGGGATGAATATCCGGTGACATCAAGTATCTTCTTTGAGGATTGGATTCGAGAAAAGATGTACCCAATCCAACAGGAGCTGTGCGATGCCGTGCTGGGTGTACTTCCTACAGAGTGGCCTAACGACTTTGAGGAGGCATTTGCCTTATGGGGTAAGGGGTCAGGTAAGGATAGAACGTCTGCTAAGATGTGTGTCTATCAAGGATACCGGCTGATGTGTATGAGAGACCCTCACGCCTTCTTTAAGCAGAGCCAGATAGACATCGCCAATATGTCGAGGAATTCTCGACAGGCCAAGAAGGTTTATTTCAATAACCTCAAGGAGGTGGTCCGAAGATGTTTTGATCCCGCTACCAAGAAGAATTGGTTTGAGGAGCGGGGTGTTGATCTTCGGGAGCAGAAAGATATTCAGTCCGCCGAGATCCGTTTATGTGGGGCTCACAACGAAGCCCACCATATAGAGCAGGATATAACCTGTCATTCTTTGGATTCAGAGCAGAATACGGGTGAGGGCTTTAACCTGTTCTTCTCGGTCTTGGATGAGCTTGGAGACTTTGCTGTAGGTAATGGAATAGAGCTTCACGAGGCTATCACAGAAACAACAGTCTCCCGGTATGAGGGTTATGGTAAGGTAATTGCGATCTCGTTCATGTATAATAAGAGCGACCCATTCCAAATTATCTGGGCTCAGACTAAGGGTGATCCAAAGGTCTTCCAATCTGGACCCCACGCTACATGGGATGTGAATCTTGGAAGATCAAAAACTTCATTCTCCAGACACTACAAGCGCAATCCTATTCGTGCGCGTAGAGTTTATGAATGCAAAGTGGATGATAAACGTTCAGGACTTATCAAGCTCAGATCGGTGGTGGAAAGGATTTTTAATAACGGTGATGTCCTCAATCCCGTTGCCGGTGGTTCTCCTGTCGTCGGATATTATCCTGAGATTATATCATCACCTGAGACTGTGAAGGCCTTGAGGTTTACGGAGCATTTCAAGCCTAAATCTTCCGCGTGCTATACGGTCCATATTGATCTTGCTAAGGGTAAGGCCAAAGGTGACTCCGTAGGATTCTGTATGGCTCACCCGGAGAGAATGAAAGGCTATATAGATGAGGGGATGAAGAAGCTCTGGGTTCAGATGGGGAATGCTGTCGATACTGAGGAGGAAGTATCCAAAGGCGTAGTGTTCGATCTTATGCTAGGTATAAGGGGAGCAGACGCGACTCAGGAAGTCCGGTTGGCCGAGATTCGACAACTCATCTATCGTCTCAAGTTTGAGATGAGCTTTAATATCATCAAGGTTACAATGGATGGCTACCAATCAGCTGATACGATACAGGAGTTAAATGAAAGGGGAATCCCAACCGAACTGTTATCGGTAGATAGAACTCCAGACCCTTACGAATCTCTTGTTGATTTAGCTTACCAGGGGCTTGCAAAGGCTTACCCTCATGTTGTTGCCCTAAGAGAGCTAGATGAGGTCGACAATGATGGTAAAACAGGCAAAATCGACCATCCTGCCCTGTCTCTTGTCCGAATGGCAGAGGAAGGGTTTGAAAAAGGTAGCAAAGATGTTTCGGACGCTATGGCGGGGGCCAGTTATACGTGTATTAGGGACATTCCACTTGATTCGGGTGTCTTCTTTGGATAAGAGGGGTTAAGAGCATGGAAGAGATAGAAGTCAAGGATGAAGATTGTGATTTAATAGGTGATGGGAGTGAAATATTTGATGCTCAGGCCGAAATAGATAAGATTTCAGCTGAAATTGATCCAAAACAACTTAAAAAGCCAGAAAAGAGATCAAAAGAGATAGATTGGCGTGATAAATACCGTGCAAAACGGTATTTGGCTCGTTCTAAGGAGTATTTGGCTACTAAATGGGTTGTTTTGCGCAGAAACTGGCTCAACTTACCGGGTTTTGCGGCAATTTTCACCAATACGCTTAGTGTTTTCACAGTAATAATGATGGGCCTTGCAATGTATTATTCGGTAGGCCACCTCAGGAACGGGGCTAATTTCACCCTTATTATTGCGGGTGCGGTCCTAATTGGTGTTATCGGATGGACTAATAGTAGGATTGGCGATGCCCCGAATGAGAAAGACGACAGCCAATAAGAGCACCCATTAGCAGGAGATTGCTCAATGGAGCGCGGCCTTCACGACCACGATATATCTGGTAAAAAACCATCTTGTATCCAAAAAATAATAAAAACAATCCTTAAACCATTCATCATGTTGAAAAATATATTAGATGGTAATTGGTGGGCAGAAAAGATTGCAAATAAAACAGGCATATATGATATAGCAAAAGAATCAAAAATACGCTTGTGGGCTTTAGGACTAACAGGATGGCGTTACTGGGCCTATCAAATAGGTGGTGGCATACTGTTTGTTATAATAATAGAGACTATATTAAACCAAATCAATCTTTCTATATTACCATGGAGATGAAGGCAGCAGCCAAGGCTAATTCTGACACCAAGAGATAGGCAATGGCTCTACAAACACTTATATTTGATTCCTTTATAGCTATTCCGCTAAATCAGAGACACGCCTTCCCTTCTATTGGTGTCAAGAAGAGGGCACAGGGAAAGTCACTCAAGGATGGCGGGGACAAAAGAAAGTGAAGCAATGTCTTCCGAGAATGGTCAAAATGCTCCAATCACTCGTCGAGAAGGAGATAGAATATGGAAAACTGTCGACGAGCTCAAAAAGGAAGTAGTAGACAGGCATGATGACGTTCGTGAGAACTTCAGATTGGTGTTTAACAAGTTAGATAAAGTCAGGAAAGAGTTCTCGCGCTGCCCGATTTATGCTAAAACCTTAAATGATGTCGAAGAACGCGTTGGTGAGCTTGAAGGTGAGTGCAGTAAGATGAAGGTTGAGGTTTACGGAAATCAGCAAAATAGGTTCTCGAAAGGTCTGGGGGTATTTACTCAGACTGTTACAGTTTGCGCTGTTTTGATAGGCGGCGTCTGGTTCTTAATCACGAAAGTAGCCCAATGATTTCCCTACTGAAAATCGCTACCAATCGGGGCAGTAAACCGGGGAGCAAAAAGAGCTTCCTTTCTGAAGATGACGCTTCAATAGGCTTGGGCTCAGCAGGAGGAAAGCTATTAGGGAAGTCCAAAGGCCTCAGGTCTGACCAGATGTGGAAGATGTATGAGCGGAATATCTGGGTCAGATCCTGTGTGGATCGGATTGCCAAGAAGATTGCTGCCACTCCTCCTATTATAAGAGGGTTTAACAAGAAGGATGCTAATACCTCTTTGACGAGTCGTCAGAAGCGACAAAAGGAACGTTTGGAGGAAATCTTTGAGAATCCTAATAACAATGATCAGAATTGGTCGAACTTCCGTGAGGTATCTACAAAGGACATCTTGATCTACGGGCATACTGGGGTGGAGTTAGTTCCTGATCTAGTGTCTGGTGAGATCGTTGAGGTATATAACGTCACCGGATCAGAGATTCGACCCAATTTTAACTCTAGGGGTCAGTTTAAGAATGCTCAAGATGCTTACCGACAGTATCAGCGCGGTTCTGTAGTAGCCAAATTCCCCAGGGATGAGTTTCTTTGGATGCGTGGAGAGTCGGTATCACATTCAGTTATGCCTGTCTCTCCTCTTGAAACTTTGAGACAAACGGTGACGGCTGAACTTTACGCCTCCCAGCATAATCTTGATTTCTTTGCAAATAACGCCACCCCGCGATTGGCAGTCATGTTCGACAATGTCGGACAGGGCCAGGGTGCTGGTGCTCTTGATAGAGCTAAATCTTGGTGGAATCGGGAACTTCTTGGACAGCCCCACAAGCCGATCTTTATGGGATCTGAACAAGGCTCGGTTAAACTTGAGACGCTTAATGTAAATAATCGGGATATGGAGTTTCAGGCCTATACTTCGTGGCTGTTGATGAAGATCATGGCGGTCTACCGTTTACAGCCTGTGGTTCTAGGAGTTATATTGGACGGCAACCAATCCAAGTTAAATTCCGCTCAGCAGATCCAGCTGTTCAAGGAGGATGCGCTTAAGCCCCAGCTTGATCTGTTCCGTGACGCCTGGACAACTAAGGTGATCTGGAATGCCTTCGGATATGATTCCTTATTCTTAGAGTTTCAGGGATTTGATCTCTGGGATGCGCAGGAGAAGGCGATCTGGCACGAGAGGTATCTGAGATCTGGAGTCTTTACGATCAATCAGGTTTTGGATGAACTCGGAATGGAGCCTGTGCCTTGGGGTGATGTTCCTTACATAGCCTCCAATCTTCAGGAATTAGGCGGGGAGGAAAACAGGACTGGGGATGCTGAGTCTTCTCCGCCATCGGCTGATTCTCCTTCATCTGAGACGGATGCCTCTAGGGAAGGTGATGCCAGACAATCAGCTCGTAAGTCTATGGCTGCTTCTGCTTCTTTGAGAGAGATAGGGGTGAGTGAGTCTCAGCTGAAAGAAGCCGGTTTGCGTCTCAGGAAGCAACACGGTAGTTTCCATGATAGGCTTATCAGTTTTCCTAAGTCGATGACCGCATAATACAACTCTCTTAGTTTGATTTGAAGAAGTAACGCAAATTGCGCTGGTATACTGGATCATCGAGGCAAAATTTATGAACATCCCAGATACAGCACCAGAGGGCGTCAAGATCGCGTTCCGTAAAGGCGGATGGGGTGCCGTTGAAAGGAAGTATCGGGTCACTCAAAAGAATGAGATGACTCATTTTCTCAGGAGAAAGACTGAAGTTCCTTTGCCAGGAGAGGGCTATACGAATCAAGCAGACCTTCCTGATGATGTTCAGGAGTTGCCCGGATCTGCAACCCTATATTGGATGGAGTGTTATAACTTTGCTCTGAGTCATCACTATCCTGAGAAAGCTAAGGACGCGGCTTGGAAGGCCATTAAAAAGCGGTATTACAATAAAAAGGGTGCTTGGAGGATGAAGATGGAGAATTTGGAGAAAGTTGGCTCATTCAAGGCGAGTATGATCGCCAAGGTTCGTAAGGTTGAGAAAGATGGCGAGCCTGATCAGTTCTTTATAGAGGGAAAAGCCTCAGATACTTCGATTGATCTGGAAGATGATCGAATGGGTCCAGAGTTCATCAAGACGATGCGGGAAACTGCTGTCGGCCTCAACCTTTATGTGGATCACGATCATACGCTCGACAAGACTATCGGAGTGATAGTCGAATCGGATGGTGATGATGACAACTTCTTCATCAAGGCACGCCTTGAAAGTCCTGAGAGTAATTCTCATGTAGCTTCGATTATCAGCAAATCCGAAGCGGGTATTCAGATCGGCTTTTCTATTGGTGGTCGAATCCTTAAGGCTGTAAAGCAGCACGCTGAAGAGATTGGTAGAGCGGTCCGCACAATCGTTAAAGGCGTCTTAGCGGAAGTATCTGTTACCACAATGCCTGCCAACCCCAACGCTAGAACTTCTTCATTATCTCTCGCAAAGTCACTACACGGTGCACTTGATGATCTGGAAGAAGATGGGACCTTTGATCCCGATGACGCAGAGATCATCAAGATCCTAGAAGAAGTATTTGAGATGGATCAGGTTCGTGCTGCTTTGAGTCGGCTGACCTGGTCGTTTATTGACCTTACGCTGGATATTGTCCACTCTGACGATCTCGCTCCTGGTGCCAAGCAGGACAAGATTATAGAAGTGTCGAGTGAGTTCGCTACGGCAATATCTTCACTGTCCACCAAATTAGCAGATTTTATCGCAGGACAAGATGACTTCCTGGAGGCAAGCGAGGCCGCTTAGCATACCCAGGTTGCAAAAGGAGGTGAAAACGTGACAGATAAAACCAAACAGAGCTTGGCTGATTCCATCGGGTCGATGATTACGAAAGCAATCGCGACAGGGGAAGTGCCTGAGGAGGAGACTCCGAAAACTGCCTCAACCGAAGAAATCACCAAGTCCGTGACCGAGGGTGTTCTGGCCCAGTTGGCAGATAGTCCGGTTTTTAAGGCGATTGCGGGAGCGCAGACGCCGGCAGAACCAGATCCGAACGCTGACATTAAGAAGTATGTCCGGCGTTACGTCCGTAAAGCGGTCCAGGAGGCTTCTGAAGTCCTCAGTATCGAAATCATCAAGGGTGTTTCGACATCTGTGATGGAAATGTTCGGTGGCGAGGAGCAGATCAAGAAACTGAATAAGATCGGCTCTAAGCTCAAGGTTGTCGGGACCAAGAAATCTCAGGCCCCGGTTGACGATGGTGAGGATGACGGCGAAGAAGATGAGGTTGTCGAGAAGAAGTCCAAGAAGTTTGCCAAACGAGATGCTCGTAGGGAGTCCGGTAAGCGTGGGACTGAAGAGCAACTCGATAAGCACTTGGGCAAGATGGCCAGAGAAGCGTTGAAAGGCTAATCCTGCTATGGGGCAGGTAGTATTTCCTACAGCCGTTACGGGCTGAGAGTCTGATCCGGAAAGGTGGTGTTTCAAAATGGATGAAGATGTTGTCCTAGTGCTCGGTGATTTGGATGATGCCCTCGAAAAACAGCAGTCTACGACTGCTGGTGTCGGTGGTGACTTTCTTCCGGTCCCGTTGGCGAATACCTTTATTGATCTCGTAAGAGATCAGAACTGGGTCCGCCAACTGGTCCAGACCGTGCCGATGGGCTCCAAGACCCTTGATTTCCCAAAGATTCTAACAGGTCCGTCAGTGTATTACGAGTCAGCTGAGAATGCGCAGGCAGTAGAAACAAGCATGACGACTGGTTCGGTGCGTCTGACAGCCAAGAAGCTCTTTGCGCAGTTAAAGGCGTCTGAGGAACTCTTTGAGGATGCTGCGTTCGATATGGATACGATCATCCGACAGCATTTCGTGAATTCCCTGGCTGATGCCGAGGAAGAAGCGTTTGTTGACGGTGAAACTACCCATACCGCCTCAGCAGTAACCCCAGGAGCTGCTACGGAGTCCAATTGGTATACGAAAGATCACCGTCTGATTTTCGACGGGTTGGCTACACTCTCGACTGCCTCAGGGGCTGCAACGGGTGTCAACGGCGCAGGTGCGTCGATTACTTCCGCTATGATTAGGGAAGCAATCTACAACCTGGGCGTTTATGCGCGTTCAATGAAGGATGTGGTTGTCCTTCTTAACCCTTGGTCGGCGAACGAGCTTTTGGATGACGCCAAGCTCGTAACTCTCGACAAGTATGGTTCCCAGGCGACGATTTTCACGGGAGAAATTGGCCGGCTGTACGGCCAGGCACGCGTTCTGACCTCGCCGTATCTGGCAGACGGTAAGGGTGTGTTCTTCCACCGGGGTAATCCTCTGATTGGTGACCGCAGACTTGTGCGTCTGCGCGGTGAGGATGTTATTGAGTATGATCAGCGAAGGCTGGTGATCTCAGAGCGTCTTGACTTCGTGGTGCAGTATGCTAACGCCATCGGCGAGATGTTTAACTTGGATCGTCCTGGATCTGGCTCCTAACCATTAGGTTAAGACCAGACCTAAATGAAGGGGGCGGGGCTTTGGCCTCGTCCCTTTCATTGTATATAGTCTTAAAGGAGGTAGTTGGATGAAAGAGGTATTTAAAAGTAAGACAGATGGAGAGCCGAAGCCGATCAAGAAAGAGATGATAGGCCAACGGACCCCTGAAGAGAAGAAGCGCAAGAAAGAGACAGAATTGAGGAAGGGATGTTTGATATATTAGGTGCAGTAAGCTCTATAGCGACAGGAGGATTAACTGGACTCATCGGGTCCGGTATTTCGCAGTTTATGGAGCACAGGAAGCAAAAGACTGAATACGCCCATCAGCTTGCTTCTCGTAGACTTGATCTAGAGATAGTTGAGAAGAAGGCAGAGCTTCAGATCAAGGTAAAAGAGACCGATGCGAATATCGCGCTTGAGATTGAGGCTGGAAAAGATTTTAGGAACTCATTTGATAACGATAAGGCTAGATATGTTGATTCTAGTCGGACTGGTGCTGTTGTTAACTTTCTTCTAGGGTGTGTGGATGTAATTAGAGGGATGATCAGGCCAGTAGCTACTATTTTCTTCAGCTATTTGACCTATTCTATCTCAGACTCCCTTTTGACTCTATTAGGGGGAATTGATCAACTTCCCAGAGAACAATTAGTTGATCTCCTTAATAGAGTCACCCAAACAATACTGTATATCGCTACGACTTGTATTTTATGGTGGTTCGGAACTAGGCCACCAAAGATGAACCAATATACCGGAGGTGTCTATGCCGCACAACGTGGCGAAGCACAGCGTTCTGGTTGACCCCGCATTTGTGTAGTTTTCGTCGTTAAGAGTAACGCCTAATCAGGAGTCAAGATTGTGAATAAGTTTGAAGGTAAGAATTTTGTGAATCCGGGCAATGTTAAGATTGATGATCCCAAGGCCGCGATTGCTATCGAAGCTCAGATCCTTTCGGATTTGATTATTGATCGAAAGCAAACCGGCCATGAATCATTGGGTGATAAGGATGCCCTGATCCAAGTAGCTCATGATGTTGATTGGGTTACTCTCCGAATAGCCAAGAGGCTTATTAAGGAGGCAGGACCACGAAAAGCTATCGCGCTTGCTCAACTAGCGTCAGGGAATCTCTTTACTCCGCATAACGAGATACGGACGATAGAGAGAAAGCCCGGGAAATCATGTGCATTCTTCTCTGACGGTCGTTCCTTCTATACGGGTGGTCGCTACAGCGTTTTTATGCACGCCGTCTTACTGGCCGAGGTGATGAATGTCACTTGGCTGACTGATGAACCCCTTCCGTTTGAGTCAGACTTCCCAGATCATAAGGTCAAGGTCATTGAAGACGCTCGGATATTTGAGCGGAAGATGGAGGATCTTGGTGTTGACTTTGTAGTTGGACTCCCCAATCTATCAGGACAAGCTGCAGCCGCTTATTCGGAGCAGTTCAAGATCCCCTATTATTTGGTGATGTTTGAATCGCCGAATTTCATCAAGGAGTTCAGGAGTGATGGGGAAGATGCGAAGGAAACCTACTGGACTGACTATAAGAAGTGTATGCGTGGTTGCGACGCTGTTATCGCTCATAGCAATGTTAGTGCGGACTTTACTCGTGATTGGCTCTCTGACGGAGAAGGTAGACTCCCTCCAGTCCGAGTAACTCACCCTACGTGGAATAAGACAATACTTGACGCTGAACTGTTTAGCCAGCTCAAACCTAGAGAGGGTGTGGTAATTTGCTCCCGCTCTGCTCCGTTCAAAGATCCGTATGCTCTGCTAGTTGAGCTGGATAAGATAGGCTTTAAAGAGCGAGTGGTAATAATCGGAAAGACTTGGAAGACAGATCGTTACGAGAAGGATTGGTCTTTTGAGTTGATCCTATACGGGACTATCTCAGATACTAGAAAGTTCTCGTATCTGAAGCAAGCCAAAGTTCTCGCTATGCCCTCCCAATTTGAAGGATTTGGGATGCCTCCAATGGAGGCACTGGCGTGCGGAACTCCGGTGATCGCTTATGATCTGCCCGTTCTTAAGTCGATTTATGAAGGGGAGATTGTCTACACCCCTATAGGTAATGCTGGTTTGATGGCACGGCGTATAGTAGAGGCGTGTGATCCTGAGATCAGAGACATACCTTTCCAATCAAAGCCAATCCTCAAAAAGCTCTCCCCGCGTAGTGCGTTAACTTCCCTAAAGCGCGCCTTCCCAGGCCCATTAACACTTGGAGTAGGCATTATTGCCTACGATATAGGGGATTGGGTAGGAAAGGCAATTGAGAACGCCGCCCAGTATGCTGACGAGGTCTATATTGTCCACGGACGGTGCGCTGACTTCCCTGAAGCTCCTCACGGAGACCAGCATACGATTGAGGAGATTGAGCACGCCATCTCTCAGATAGACGTTCCGGTGTTCTTCCATCGGCTGGGAGAGCATATCCCTCCGACTAAGGTTGCTCTCCAAAACTTCATCGCCGAACGGGTTGAGACCGACATCTATATGAAGCAGGATGCGGATGAGTTCTGGCATCCAGAAGATGTTCAGAAGGCTCTGGAGATGTTCGTTGAGGATGAGGAATTGGACATCATCCGAGTGTCCTGGCATCACTTCTGGAAGAATTTGAAGCAGGTTACTTGTGATGCCGGAGGTCAGTGGACGAATAAGCACCCTCGCTTCTGGAGATGGAACTCAGGGTTCTCCCATACCTTTACCCATAACAACTTTGTCGACGCAGATGGTATAGAAGTCAGACCACCGGACTATCCAGAGGTTGTAACAGACCTAACCTGCTATCACTGCGGGTATGCTCGGGGTGAAGAGTATGTCCAGCGCAAGATCGAGTTCTATCGGGATAGGGGAATTGAGAAGGATGTTAAAGATACCTATACCGATTGGAAGCCTGGAGATCGGACTCAGCCTACCCAGCACGCTAATGTGAATAGCTGGGTCGAGCCGTTCAAGGGTAAGTTGCCGGAGATCCTGAAATGAGGATTTGTATAATCAGGAACAATAATCCGGGGCACGTCCAGATAGCAGATATGCTCTGGAGGTCAGCCTTAAGACTAGGGCATACTCCTGTTCTTGCCGGGGCAAATGATATGTCCCCAAGACCAGCGGATATGACCATCCTAGTCAATATCGTCCCTAAAGCTATGGCGGCAGTCAATAAGGCTACTGGGACTCTCGGCAGGATACGTAATAAGGTGTATATCAATCTTGAGAACTTGCCTTTTGCCGAGGGCAGTGGTCAGTTCGAGAGATACAGGATCAAAGAGTTTAACGCCCAGATAGAGATTTTCAATCCTGGCTGCGTAACACTCTGCGACCCCGGAGTGTATGATCGGGTGTCCCTTAAGAAGCTAGGCGTGATGATGCCTCGCCAGTTCTACGATAAAGGGTTCTTGTATGATCCAGACTTCCATAGGGATCTAAGGATGCTTAAGGATTTGGGAGCTTGTTTTATAGGGAGCTTGAGCGAGGACAGGAAAGAGAAGTTGGCGTCTATTCGGAAGGTGAATGTCTTTCGATCCTGGGGGTATGAGAAGGTATCCTTGATGAACCGACACGCCATCTCCCTGAACTTCCAAAAGCGGGATGAGCACAACTTCAAGACGTATAGGGCAGTAGACGCGATAATGTGTGGGTGCCTGTTCTTAACAGAGCAGGATGACTTCCATACTACTTTCCCTGATGATTGTTATGTCTCAGTCCCGATAGAGGATATGCCTGAGGCGGTGGAGTATTATCTTGAACACTCCAACGAGAGGGAAAAGATAGTAGGTTTGGCCCAGGAGTTCATCAAGAGTAATTTTGGAGTAGACCAGTATCTAAGTGGACTAGTAGAGGAATTTCAAGATGCCTGATAAAGTTGATGGCTTGCGGGATATAGTGAATAATCTGAAGAAGAAGGATCGAGACTCCACTATCTTGTTCACCGAAGAAGAGATCATGGAGATTCGTCACGGTCAATCTTCAGAAGAGGACAGGAAAGCCTTGTTTGATGCCGTCAGGGAGAGGCCAGGATTCCAAGCTCCTGGAGCAGCAGCTCACGCCAGCAGACCGGAGATGATCGCTAGAGAAGGGCAGGAGAATATGACTAGTGATCAACTAGCTGATCTCCTTATGCTCAAGCTACAGGTAACTCCTCAGCACAAGATACCTTTCACGGGGACTAAGGTCAATGTCAATAGTTGGTCTAACGCGACTAGGACATTCAGATGTTGGGGAGACTACTGGGCCTGGATGCAATTGGGTCGTGCGTTTACTGAATTGGGCTACCATTTTAATGTTGATCCTGGGATCTCTGACGTCACAGTGTATCTGAGGGGCGGTCGATTCAAGACCGACGATCATTGGCAGGTCCCAAATCGGATCAACCCAAATACCCACAATATTGTCTGGATCTATTCTCATCCGGACGACATATCGAGTCTTGAGCTTCGGGACTACGATGAGGTATGGTGCCTCTCCCAGAAAATGGTCGATCAAGTTCAGGCTTACGGGCACAAGGGATTAGTTGAGACTCCTATTACTTCGTGCACAAACATGGTGGAGCCTTCTACAGTCGATGACCGCTTCGACGTAGTATTTATCGGGAATGCCCGAGGTCAGACAATTAACGAGGATGGTAGGGACGTCATCCAGATGCTGAAGGATCGATCGGATCTAAACGTAGGCATCTACGGGATGAAGTGGGATCTCCCTCATCTTAGCTGGGTAGTAGATCGAGGATGGTGGCAGGGTGACTACTACGCCTACTACAAGCTACCAAGACTCTACAGCGGAGCAAAGGTAGTCCTGAATGATACTCACCCCGATATGGCTAGGTTCGGGTTCATCCCGATGAAGCTATTCGATATCATTAGATCAGGTGGATTCCCGATCACGGACGGCATCGCTGGTCTTGAGGAGAAGCTCCCAGAGATAGCTGTCTATGAAAGCAAGAAGAATCTCAACGATCTGATTGACTATTACCTGGAGGAATCAGACGAGCGGACTGAGAGACAGCGCGATATGTGGTATCGTATCAAGGATGATACCTTTACCGCAAGAGCAGCAGAAGCAGTCGAGAGTTCTCATTACGAGGGATGGAAGTCAAGAGAGTCAGTATCGCAGGAGATGTTCGATGTCCACCGAGTTGAAGCTTGAGGTAGGGTGCGGCGGTAGATTGCCTGGAGGCTATATCGGAGTAGATATAGTCCAGACTAAGGCAGTCAAAGGGAAGCCGTTTATCTATGGTGAGGCTGCTAAGATACCGTTTCAAAGCGGGACGGTAGATGAGGTATCCTGCTGTCATATGGTAGAGCATCTTGACCCTAGATACTTTGTGAGTTGTCTACTTGAATGGCGTAGAGTTCTGAAGGTAGGCGGGGCGTTGGTTATCCAATGCCCTAATGCTATTGTCTACCTAGAGGAACTTCTTGAGTTCTTTAGAGATGGTGGATTACCTCGCGCACCACGGCTAGAGCCGCAGAGGTATCCAGATGAGATGAAGAACCGACCGTATGAGATGTGGCCTATAATCCAGGTCACCGGACTTGCTTCGATAGGAGACCATATGGTTAATCGGAATCACTTCTCTATAGAGCATCTGAGATTCTACGTCGAGATATACGGTGGCTTTGAGATAAAGGAAGCCAAAGTCAAAAGGACTAGGCAGAGTCACGGAATCGAACATCGACCTGACGGAGATTTAATTGTCCGAGGAACAAAAAGATGATCAAGGTATTCTATGTAGACGCTTTTGCCCAAGAGAGGTATTCAGGCCCCTTTAGGCTCAAAGGATTCGAGTTGGCTAAGTTCGATGCGGTTGCGTTTGATTACCGACAGATCGGATATACTCACGGGGAGCTAGGGCTGAATCACTCTCTACTCAATTCTTTGAGGGTTTTCAGACCGGATGTTATATTCGTCAACAAGGGGCACTTCGGGATTAATCAGAAGGTGCTAAGGCAGTTCCTTGACGATAATCCTCATACTATGCTCATCACTTGGACCGGAGATCAGCGCGGGACGGTAATGGATGAGGTAGTTCCCTGTGCTCAACTCTCTCATGTCCTTGCCCATAGTAATGACGATCCTAAGTTGGCTAAAGGGTATAATGAGGTGGGCGTCCCTAACGTAATAGAGCATCATTGCGCTACGGACGTTGAGGTGTATAAGCCTCACGATGCCTGGCCGCAATCAATGGAAGGAGAGGTATCCTTCTTTGGCAGCCAATACGGGGCGTATCCTCTTAGCGGGTTCAGGGATGAAGTCCTGAAAGCTGTTGATAAGGAGTATGACCTAAAGCTGTATGGAGGAAACTGGGAGAGGGTGTTTCCGGGCAAGCTGACTAGCCAAGCCCATCGAGATAGATACGCTTTGGCTGCCTCCGGCTGTAATATCCAACTCTGTGTCAATGCCTTCAATAATATCCACCGCTATACGTCGAATCGGGTATGGAACGCTTTGGCGTGCGAGAGGCTTGTTTTACAGCACCATTTCGCCGGGGCTGAGTCTTTATTGGGTCCAGGTTGTGAGAATGTAGTATACTTCCAAGATACTGATCAGTGCCTGGCGCTTATTGACTACTATCTGGCCCATAAGGATGAGGCCCAGGAGATAGCAGCCAGAGGCAGGAAGTTTGTTGAGGAGGCTCATACCTACTACCATCGGGCTATGGAGCTAAAGGATATATACGACAAGTGGATGGAGGATGATGCCTGGTCCTTCAACAGGAGGGGATAATGCCTGATGCTTTTTGGCAAACTCCGGAGTTTCTGGAATTCTTGACTAAAGGTAAGGTTGAGAAGACCAGATATAATCTGAATGTGGATGATCTATCTCCTGCTATACCAAGGAAAGAATCTACAGACATCCTATTCAAGCTATTCAAGCTATACCCCGGTTTAAAGGTGGATGCCTTTGTAATCCCTGACTGGAGAGGCGAGGCCTGTGTTAAGGACTACCCTGGTTGGATACAGGAAGTCAAGACCCTGGTCGATATGTTCGATCTGAGGCTCCACCACCACGGGCTTAACCATGATTTCAATCAAGGCTTTAGGACAGAGTTCTCGGATAAGTCAATAACTGAATGCGAGGACATTATAATAAAGGCCGTAGAGGTCTGGAGCAAGGTAGGGTTGGATGTAGGGATGGAAGTCTTCAGGTCACCTAGATGGGTTAGCAGCACGAACCTTTTGGATGCTTGTAAGAATCTAGGGTTCAAGATAATTGGCCTAAATTGGAGGCAGCATCCGGCAGAAGTATGGAAGAGGGGGATGGATGTAGTATATAGCAATTTCTACTACGCCAATACCCCGACCTACCCAAGCGGCAAGGCTAAGGATAAGGATCTCCACCAGTTATGGTCTGATTTCTCTAACGAGAGGATCTGCCACGCTCACTTCGGGCATCTAGGATACGATGCCTTGAGGAAAAGAGTAGACAACACAAAGGTGGACATAAGAGATATGATCCTTTACGGGGCAGACTACGTGTATCTGGAAGAAGCAACTTCTTTCCGAGAGGTGGTGAAAAATGCAAATCCCGCTGTTCAAGCCGCATGTCAACCCTAAAGCCCTAAAGGGATTAGCCGATATATTTGAGTCCGGTTGGACGGGTCTTGGCCCAAAGACTGAGGAGTTTGAAGAGGCTTTCTGCGAATATACCGGGGCTAAGTATGCGGTAGCTGTCAACTCGTGTACAGCAGCCCTACACTTAGCCTTAATTTGCGCTGGATCAAGGGATGAAGAGACAGTCATATCAACTCCTATGACTTTTGTTTCGTCCAATGAGGCTATTAAGTATACCGGGGCATACGTTGATTTCGCAGACGTATGTTCTGAAACGCTTAGTATGGACCCCAAATCTTTACAAAAGATGTGCGAGGATCAAGGGCCACCGAAGGTTGTAGTTGTAGTCCACTATGGTGGCTCTCCGGCAGAAATTGATTCTTTTTCTAGTCTCCAAGATCAATACGGCTTCGAGATTGTATGGGATTGCGCCCATGCTATGGGTGCTTCTCATAGGGATAGGAAGCTGGGATCTTTTGAGAAGTTTGCCTGCTTCTCTTTTCACGCGGTAAAGAATCTAGGGATTGGTGACGGAGGGATGATAGCGACGAATGATCAAGAGGTCTATGAGCGTCTCAAGCGTCTAAGATGGATGGGCGTTGATAGCTCGACTTACGAAAGATCCTCAAACGGAAAGTATAAATGGTTGTATTCCGTAGATGAGTTGGGGTATAAGTATCACATGAACGATGTCATGGCTACGATTGCTTTGGCTCAGCTTAAGGATCTAGAGTGGCAAAACGAGAGGCGCAGGAATTTAGCCCTCCAATACCAGCATTTTCTCGTAGACCAATGGGCTTCTAATGGGGATCTGCAGATCGTTAATCCTTATAAGTCAGATAGGGAAAATGCCCAGCACCTGTTCGTTATACGGGTGAAGAAGGGGGCAAGGGACGGCTTACATAACTATTTGGCTAAAAGAGGGATCACTACCGGGGTCCATTATTACCCGAACCACCTATACAAGATGTTTTACGGGCAGTACCAGTGCCAGCAGGCTTGCTTGGCATTTGAGGAAATCCTTAGCCTACCGATGTATTGGCAGATGGAAACTGAGGAGCAGACTTATGTTTGCGAAGCAATTAAGTCCTATTTTAACGCTGTCTGATAAGATGGCGATTAAAAATCTTGTTCCAAAGGAGCAAGATAAGGTTCCTGTAACTCAACTTCGATGGATGATGGATCTGAGGAATAGGGATCAGGGCGTCCGGGATGCTCTAGGGATAGAGGGGCAACAGACTTGGGAAGAGCAATTGGCTTGGTACAAGGGTTTCATCTTCGACCATAAATCAGCTATTTATATGATTCACTACGGCAGTAATTTTGCCGGATACTTGAACTTTACAGCTCTTGATCTAAAGGGAAGGCACACTGAGATAGGGATTAAGATGACTGAGGCCTACCGGGGACAGGGGATAGGGAGGCAAGCCTTCGAGTTCTGGTGTGATATGCTTACCAAATACTATAACCTGAATAAGCTCTACCTTTGGGTAAGGGAGCATAATTTACCCGCAATAGGCCTGTATGAGTCTATGGGTTTTGTTGAAACAGGGCGCCACAAGGCTCACTTTTATGATGATGAATCAGGTCATTGGAGCGATTATATCTTAATGTCTCTGTACCATATTCTCTTTACGCCTTCAACTATAGAGAAGAAGGATGGTTGATTCTATCCAAGGTTGTTGGTATAAGTTAGCGACCGAACTATTTCAGGAGAAATGTGATGCCCTACGCTGTAGCAAATGACGCCGCGTCTCTTGCTGGCCTACAGGCTGGTGATGTAACAGCGGCCCACGCAACCCTAGCAGACGATATCGTTGACTCTCTGATGAATAGGGTGCCGGATGGTTTTAATCAAGTCACAGCTTCTGCGGAGTCACACACAGTGCGTATCGCTGGAACGCGTGAGCTTCTATTAAATCATCATCCGGTGATTTCTATTACTACGGTGGTAGTGGACGCCAGGGCTTCTAATCCTACCACTCTAAATTCGGGTAACTATAGAGAGGAAAATGGAATCCTCAAGTTAGTTACCCCGGCTGCGGTGAACGCAGGGATAGAGTGGGTTTCTTCATGGCCAGTTGGAATCGAGCAAGTTGATGTCACCTACGAATACGGATATTCGTCAACTCCTGCTCTGATAGTCCAACTGGCTAATATTATCGCCGGAGAGATTGGCAAGAAGGCTAATCAAGCAGCCAATCAGCCAGCCTCCGGAGCTTCAAAAGTCCGAATCGGAGACTTTGAGGAGCAGTATGCGTCCGGATCAATGGACGCTATTACTCAAATGCTTACTGAAACAGGCAAGGTAATCCTTGCTCAAGCGAACTTAATTTATCGGGAGTATCGCTACTGATGGCTATCCAGATCCCGACAATATATCTGAATCGGATAGCAACAATTACACGACCTGCCGATCCTTCAACTGCTGATGCTTCTGGTGTGATCGGAGCACACACTACTGTTTCATTAGTTGCTAAGATAAGGATCTACCAGAACGATGATTATGGAGGTCGGACTGGTAAGATTGAAGAACAGGGTGTTGTAGCCGCTTCCTCGCATAAGGCGGTAGTTGGTGCGAACGAGGATGTATTAGCTGGAGATACGCTGGTAGATAATGCTACAAGTGAGTCCTTTTCAATTAACCTAGTAGATAGTCAGCCAGCAGGATACGTAGGCTCTCATAAAGAGATTTGGCTGACTTCGTCAGAGTATAAGTAATGGCTTCTAACAGACACATCTTTAGTGTAAGGTGGATAGGCATACCTAGCGCAATTATTAGCTTCCAGAATGAATTTAACGCAATTATTCGTGAAGCTAGGACAGTTGTGAAGAATACAGCTAACCGGACAGCTAGGAAGTCAGCTACTGCTCTTAGGCGAGGCAGGTATAAGGCGTATCAGTCAGGGAGACTTGCTAGTGCCCACTCGGTTGCTGAAATGATGAATACAAATACGATAAAGACATATAGGGTTGCTAACACCTCAGACTACGCTCTGTTTATTCATAACGGGACCAAAAGGATGGCTGGTAGGCCGTGGCTCCGAGGAACGCTGAACGGAGAAATACCTAAGTTTACTAAGGATATCAGGGCTGTGGTTGCTCGTAAGAAGACAGTTGAGGTTGGGTCAGCACCTTCGTTATCCTTTACGGCTGGAAGGTAAGAGATGCCAGCAATTGCCCAAGATGATTATTTAATACAAGCCGCAATAGCCTATCTTCTGGCTGATGCGGATGTTTCTGGTATAGTAGGAACGGATGTATACCAGAAAGATACGGAACTCGTTGGGGTAACACCACCTTACGTGACCGTGGGATTCGATTTTGAATCCAAAGTTTTAGGAATCTCGTCAAATAGGGGAACTTTCACGGTGATATGCTGGTATGCGGATAGTCCGTCTACCAACATCACACTACTCCGTCAACTGGCAGCAGAGGTTCGTAGGTTGTTCGACGTAGAGCACGCAGTTTCCTCCATTTTATCATATAAGAGCGGCCTCAAACTGCGCTACTCATCTCTACGTGACTCTCCAGTCTTAGTCGATACAACCGACAACCTGTATTGGTGTCCAGCTGAGTTTGACGCTATTCTAGACACCTAACTACGAAAGGAGGTGGAAAATTGGCTGTTCAGTTCGGTATTGCTACGATGAAGATGACGCCGCAGACTGCGGGCGGATCTCCTGACTCTAATGTAGGTCCGATCACCATGGGAATTCTTCAGAATGTGTCGTTGGACTTCTCGTTCGACTTTGCACAGCTATACGGTGGTTCTGGAGTGTTCCCGGTAGATGTTCGCGTCCATACAGGTTCTATTAACGGTCAGGCTGAAGAAGCTGAGATGACCGGCATCTTCTTCGCTTTATTGACTGGCGGGACTCAATCGAACGCAACGGTGACATTCACGAATACTACTCAGCCAACGGAGTGGCAGCTTGAGTTGGAATTGGCTACGGATAGTTCGGATATGAACTTTACGTTGAATGCTTGCCGTTCTTCGTCGTTCAATGTCCCGTTCGCCCGTGATAGTCATGTTATTACCGGATTTCAGTTCCAGGCTTTTGCCGATAATAGCGGTAATATCGGAACACTTGTGATAGATGATCCAAGCTAAGTAGTTAAGAACACCCAACAGGCCTGTAGGGTGGCGGCGCTTGGGTCGTCACCCTCCTTTACTACGGAGTAGTCAAGATGAATGCACCAATAAAGAAGCATAAGAGTAAGAAGAAACGCCGTCCAGAGACACCTCTTGAACCTGAAGCCGTAAAGGAAGTGGAGGATGAAGAGGAAGCTGGTGTGTTTGAGGAAGAGGATGAACTCTCTGTTTTGGAAATAGCCTCTGATCTTGATGGCACTCCACGGCCAGATGAGAACTTTGTTCTTAAGATCAATGGTAAGGACTACAAACTCGTTCCTGCTACCTTACGAGACATCCCGAAGTTGGGTGGTCTCGTTCAGTCGATTACTGCCTCGGCTGAGGATGAAGATGAGATGTCTTTCTTCTCTGAAGAGAAAGTCAATCTCGTTGCTGAACTAATTCTACTTTCCCTCTCGAAAAAAGATCGCAAGAAGGTCACAATAGACGACATTCTTGATTCTTGTCAGTTTGCAGACTTTCCGTTGGCGCTTCAGGCTTGTCTAAGTCTGAATGATTTTTTAAGAAGGATGGGTCAAGTCAAGAGGACGATGGAGAGCCTGGTCTAGTCGATCCTTATCATATAGCTATGACAATGTATGTGTTCTGTAGCGAATGTGGCTGGAAGCCAAAAGACTTCTTTGACTTAACTCGCAGGCAAATGAATGCCCTTATGAAGGGGCGAGAGAAATGGTTCAGACAAAAAGCGAAGGCAGAGGAAGATGCTGAGAAGGGCATCAAGCCTAGAGAACCTGTAAAAGGCGGTAACTATCGAACCAGAGCGGAAAATATCCACTATAATAAGGAGGCAGGAAACGCTTCGATTGTCGGTGGTAGCGAGATTAGTAAAGCGATAGAGGTTGCCGGCGATAAGGGCAAGATATCAGTTAGCTCCACCGGGGGAATGTTTGAAGGTCTTTCTAAGGCAGGCGGGATGGATACGAAGGTCTGGAGAGGCGGGGTCAAGAGGAAGGATCGACCCAAGAGTCAGAAGGAAAAGATAGCAGCAATCAAACGGGAAATGGCTCATAACGAAAAGCACTACGGGATAGACTAAGATGCCATCTAAAGTAGCCTCAATATTTGCCGACATCGGCGTTGTTTTAGGGGGATTCAATAGAGGAATGCAGGCCATCAAGTCCTCATTCCTTACCCTTAATAATGTTGCTGGTGATTCAGAGGCAATTCTGCGTCAAGCGGGATTTGCTTTAACAGCTGTTAGTGTTGCCGCTGCTGCACTAGGCAGAGTAACTATAAAGACATTCGTTGAGTTCGAGCAGTCCATAGCGAACGTAGCGAGTGTCCTGGATGGCATGGATAGTGATTTTGAGGCGTTAGAAAGTGCCGCCAGAAAAGCAGCTATCCAGACTATTTTTACGGCTAACCAAGCCGCAGATGCTATGTATGTTCTTGGTTCTGCCGGTCTTGAGACGGGTGAGATCTTCTCAGCCCTTGAGCCTATTCTCGCTCTTGCTGCCGCTACTCAAGCTGAGATCGCTGATTCCGCTCGACTAGTGGTATCGGCGATGGTTGCTTTCCAGATCCCGTTCTCGGATACCGCTAGAGCAGCCAACGCATTTGCCGCGGCAATCGCGAATTCTCAGGCTACTATGGATAGGTTGACGAACTCAATGAAGTTTGTCGCCCCGGTAGCCAGAGCCGCAGGAATCTCGTTTGAGCAGACTACGGCGGCACTCTCCCAGTTACTCGACGCAGGCATCTCTGCTTCGACTGCTGGCGTCTACCTCCGTGGTATTATGCTGAGTCTTCAGAATCCTACTATGAGGGCTAGAGGCGCAATTCGATCTCTTGGGCTCAGCATGGAGGATGTTTCACCTCAGGTGAATGATCTGGCTCAGATTATCCAGAACCTTGAAAGCGTCCAAGCGGGTGCCGTAGATAAGGGTGATGAGCTAGCGGACATCTTCGGTAGACGTTATACCACCGCAATGCAGGTCTTGATCCGGCTAGGATCTACTGCTCTTAGGGACTTTGAGGCCGGGATTACTGGGACCAATAAGGCTTTCGATCTTCAGATGGTCCAGATTACGACCGTCAAGGGTGGCTGGTTACTCCTTAAGTCAGTCCTTCAGGATTTAGCTATTGGGCTCGGCAAGGTTCTCCTGCCGGCTCTTGACTTTGTTACTAAGTCATTGAGAGGGATGTTCCTACTCATCAACGAAGCGTTCAATGCCTTGCCTCCGATCCTTCAGAAAGCAGTGGTAGGGTTCGGTGCTCTAGCTACGGTCCTGATAGCAGTCCTTGGCCCACTGGCTTTATTTGTAGGATTCTTGCCTAAGATGGCGTTAGGTATAGGCCTGATTGCGGGCACTATAGCATCGAGTATTGCCCCGTTTATAGCTTGGGCGGGAGCTATAGGATTGGCGGTGACCGCTATCGCAGGGGCTACAGCTGCTTTCATGGCCTTCCGAAAAGGTTCTGAATCCGGAATCAAGCGTCCTGTTGAAGAGACTATGTCTGTCCTTCGGGCCTTTGAGCAGAGGGTAGACCGGACTAACTTCTTGCTGGACGAGTATGCGCAGGGTGGAGAAAAGGCAGCCCATGCCGCTGGTGAGCTAGGAAGAATGTTTGTTGGCGTGGAGATGTCTACTACGGCAATGGGTAAAGCCCTTACTGTAAATACGGTTGCTATTCGCGAGCAGATCCAAGCAGAGAGAGAATTAATAGACATCAAACGCCAATCTCTAGCTACCGATCTACTGACTAATATAGATCAGGAGGTCAAGAAAAGAGATGAATTAATAGAGAGAGTAAGGATATCAGAGAGAGTCTACGAGGGCTCATTAAGAGTTGCTCGCGGCATGGTGGCGATCGGTAACCAGTCTGCGGCAGCCACCAAGAAACAAAATGATCGCCTTTCAGCAGCTACAAGGACTAGGGAAGCTGACGTAAATGCTCTTGAAGCTCAAGAGAAGGCTTTGTCTAATACTATAGCTCAATTTGTTAGGGCTGAGTTAGGTATTACTTCTGGTGAGATTTCTCTTGAAGAGTTTACGGCTGCGGTTGTCGCCGCACGACCTGCTCTTGCCGCTCTTGCCCCGGAATTGTATAAGATTTTCCAGCAGAATCAGAAATTGAACAAATCAGGCGGGGGATCTACTCAGCGAGATAGGGCTGAACGCCTTAAGGCTGAGACGGATATCCAGAAAGCCCGGTTTGGAGCAGTTGCGGCAGCTAACGCCTTGATCCAGGATGAGCTTGAGAGGGCGTTGGCAGCTAATAACCTTGCTTTGGACAAAGCCCTTGCGGACGCTGAGAAGAGGGGCAAGGAAGTAGCAGTCTCTCTAGGAGAGACTATTGGATTAGCCCACGAAGGGCGTTTGGCTGAGAATGCCTTTAAGCGAAAGGATGCGGCCGACAAGAAAGCGCGTGACGCAGCAGAAAAGAGGGCGATAGCTTCAGCTGAACGCATAGCTAGGGTCAGAAATCAGTTCGAGCAGCAGTCAAATGCCGCTATCGCTGTATCCAGAGCCAATATGATTGCGGATATTGATCAGCGTGAGATGGCTCAGCTCAAGGCTAGATTTGCTAATCAGATAGTAGCTATTAAAAGATTTGTGGATGAGAATGCTGAACTGAGTGTTGAAGGTAAGAGGCTGGCCAACCTTAGAATCTTAACTCTTGAGCAAGAGCTCATCTTCAAAGAAGATGAGCTTAGGGTTAAACAGGCTGAGCGTAGGGAGGATGAGAGGAAAGCAGAAGTCAAGAGATTGAAGAAAGAAAGAGATAAGGCTCTGTCTGAGGATAATCAGTTACAGGAAACGATGGCCGTAATTGATGGGATCCTGGGAGATTTCAGTAGGGATATTCAGGATATAGTCTTGGACGGTCTGTTCGGTGGAAATAAGGAAGTAGACCGAAGAACCAGAGATAGACTGCAAGATCTGGATGAGTTCCATCGCCAGCAGAAGGCAAGATTAGCTGGAAATTCCTCGGCTCTCATGGCTCTTGAAAGAGATGTGGCAGAGCAGAGAAGAAGGATTCAGCAGGACGCAAACGAGCAGATAGGGTCGGCCTGGACTAAATTATGGGAAGGCCTCAAGAGATCCTTCATACGGAATATCCTACAGTCGATGGAGCGTAGTCTACGTGAGTTCATCAAGAGAGCAATCTTAAGGCTGGCTGCTCTCAGGCTAGGAGAGGCTGCGGCGCGTAAGGAGGGTGGCGGGATGCTTACCTTCCTGAAGGTATTGGGGACGTTCGCTTCAATAGCGTCCGGCAATCCGTTGCCTGCTCTAGCTGCTGGATCTATCGATCAAGTAGTAGGAGGAGGTGGTGGTGGTGCCGGACCTGGGACGCATCGTAGTCCTGATTCAGTTCCATTTGCTGGCAAACCAGCTTTAGGCAGAGGTGAAGGCATTACGGTAGTGATCAATAATGATGGTCTTATGAGAGGTGCTCTTGTTATGGCAGACGATCCAGAGATTATGGATCGAGTTGTCAGGAATACGCTTGAGCCGGCCATCGCTAGAATTCAATCAGAGAACTTGTAATGAAAACAGTAGATGTGACATTCCTAGCAGAGCAAAATAAGCTCTCTGGCTCTAAGGCAATCGAAGAGGCCAAGGTATACAAGAGGTATCCGTGGCCGATAACTGAGATTGTGGATGCCGGGAATTTCAAAGTAGAAGGGCACGCAGAAGATCATTTTTCCTTGAATGATTGGTTCATCATAACTACGAGGAAATTTAGCACCAAGTTTAGAGTGACTGGGACTCCATCGTTCGCATCAGGAGTGACTAATATACCTTCTGCTGCTCACTCTTTAGGGACGGCGCAAGATGTCGGAGGCTTCGTAGCCAAGCGTTATGACGTCTCAAGGCAGGTCTTGAAGATAGGGACAATAAGTCAGAGGTTTGAAGGACAAACTCTGAATAGCTTTAGGACTGGTGCCGCCACTATAGAGATGAACGACAGGGCATATCTAAATCTGTATGACGAGGCAAATCAAGATGGGGTATTCTTCCAGAGAAGCTGGTCGGATACCATAAGTGTCTCTACGCCTGGTGCCAGCACGACAGTATTTACCTTAGTTACCGGAGGTTTGACGACTAATAAGCTGAGGGGCTACACCCTACAGCTTTTATCAGGCCCCTACGAAGGCAAAGCCTACCCTATTATAGCAAATGCGGCAGGGACCGTTACGATTCAGGGAGTCGTTAGTAATGCTATATCTGGAGATGAGGTTTTGCTTGCTCTTGAGAATCTATTCTATGGCGAAATCTTGGCCGGATTTAAGGGTGCTCTGTAATGGCTACATATAGCTTCTGGCAATCAAAGACGGTAGCTCAATTATCTTCGATTACGGATGGCGTGACTGATGCCGATAAGGCATATATGGAGGCTAATCCGTTTGACCAGATAGCTGCTATGTTCTCGGAACTAGGATCTGGCCCTAGTGGTAGTCTTATTGATCTGACGGTAAGACTGGCCGTATCGTTACAGGCTGATGGCGATTTAATACCTGGCTCTGTTACACTAGCCATAGACGGTCAAGATATATCTGTAAACGACCTGTTCGTATCAGGCATAACTAGCTTTAACGCTGTCCAGTATACATGGACTGGATCAGACGGTGGAGCCGGGGATGTTCTGACTACGGATGGTGGGGGTAGTCTTACTTGGACCACTCCTACTGTTTCCTCGCCTCTCTGGACTCAGTCAGGCAACGATATATACTACCCGTCTGGCGGAGTAGGAGTTGCCGGAAACGTAGGAATTGGATCTAGTTCATCCCCCAGCCACAGATTTACTGTTCAACAAACTGGATCTGCCTTCGTAGTCCTTAATAATGCTGGGACAGTATTCTTTGAGGTTGATACTAGCCTCAATACGATAACTGCTCCTACGGTTGGAGTGACTACTACGATCTATACTCTTGAAGCCACTAATTCGTTTGATGTTGGCTCGGGTAGCTTTACGGTTAATAGTGTAGGCAATACCGATATAGCCGATGACCTTAAGGTAGATGGCCACACAGGGTTGGGTGCTGGTGCTACCCCTTCGTCAAATCTGACGTTTTGGATACATAATACGCTTGGCGCAGGAGGAACTGTCTATAACTTTGTGAATCAGCTAGTTGTTAGTGGGGCCAATACTGACGTATATGGGCAATGGAATACGGTAGGGACTTCTGCCGCCGTAGCACTTACCAATATCTATAATCTCCGTATAACTGAGGGATCAAAGACCCCAGGCACTACGATCACAAATCAGTATGGCGTCCTTATAGGGACGTTAAATGATGCTTCCAATAACTGGGGCATATGGTGCGAGACAGACTCGGTATTTACCGGGACTCTTAAGGTTGGGCCGGATAGTGCCTTCCTGAATGCCTCTCATGGATTCAGAGTAGAAGTAGATCAAGCGTTCAATGCTGGCCTTGAAGTAGTCAACATAAATAGTAATGGATTTGCTGCAGCCTCTATGGACTTGAGAAGGACTGCTACTGGAGTAAGCGGTCATCATGTAGGCATCTTTAACGTCACTGGTAAGGATACAGCCGGCAACATCCATCAATATGCGAATGTTATTTTTTCATCAGAGATAGCGACCTCTGGTGGAGAGATGGGCCAGATATCTCTGTATGTAGCAGAGTCAGGAGTAGACACCCAAGAGTATTTGAGAATCTCTGCTAACAATACGGCTATTTCTCTGAAGGGGAACATCCTTCCTCTGTCAGGTGATGATACGGGTCAGATAGGTGATACATCTGATAGGTTTTCAAAAGGATATTTTGCTGATTCGGTATCATCCGGTGCTACTGTTGCCCCAGGAACAAGTGGAGCATATGTATACCGATTTGTTGCTCACAGCACTGCCGCTGAAGGAGTCTACTCACAATGGACTAACTCTGCTACCGGAACTGGAGCAGACCAGGGCTTTGTAATTGGAATTGATTCAACAGGTCAAGGGATTCTTTATAATAACGAAGCTCAGAATATCTTGTTCTATACTGCTGGCGTTCAGGCAATGATTATAGAGACTGGAACTGAATTTCTTGGGATCGGGCCATCAACCACCACCCCCGCTTATCGAATTGATACCCAGGGTGTTGCCTCGAATGAGGCATACCGCATTTCTACTGATGTAGTTGACGGCGCAGTATGGTTTATTTGGAATAATGATGCCCGAACTTGGTGGGGTGGAGTCAGAACGGATGATTACTGGGCCCTTTGGGATCAAACCGGAGCCAATTATCGCCTTGTAATAGCCACTAATGGAGATATCTCAGGAACTCACGGAACTTACCATATATCGTCTGATGAGCGTCTTAAGACAAATGTTGTTCCGATAGAGAATGCTTTAGCTACTGTATGCCAGATGGAGGGTGTTCACTATAATTGGATAACCCCTCCTTACAAGCGAGAAGGAAAGCAGACTGGGATGATAGCTCAGCAGATTTATGGAATAGCCTCTGAGCTCACTCAGACAGCAGATGATGAAATGGCTACTATGTCAATTAAGGATGACATCAGTGTTGACGCATACTTAGTTGAGGCAATTAAGGAACTTAAATTAGAAAATGATGATTTGAGAGCAGAAATCGAGATTCTGAAGGCGATATAGCTGGTATCTTAGAGGAAAGGGGAATCAGATGGCCTTGACAGAAGCAGAAGTTAAATTCGTAGCAAGACTTCAGGCTCAGGTAGACGGGATGAATCATTCCGTTAGAGCTGCAGCCCAGAGTCTGCTGGTAAGAAAGAAAGCCGTCACAGATTTGATGGCTGAAGAGGCAGCTTTATTTGGATCGTCCTTCGGTGATACCGATTCCGTTGATACTGCTGCTGCTGCTCTTCAGGTAGATCTGGATCGAGTGGACGTAGCGGTTGACGAACTATTTAATACCGGATTGATTTCAGGAAGTAGAGTGGAAATGGAAGGAGGGCTTAACCCGTCAATACCCCAGTAGGGAGTTATTAAGAGTATGAGTAAGAAGAAGTATGGCCAGTTCATGCGCAGTGCGCGCAAGCAGAAGTTAAGAATGAGGAGAGAATTCGTGGAATCACTCGCTTTTAAGCTCAGATACTACCTAGAGGACAGCGGTGACGTTGCCCCTCAAGAAGATGGAAGTAAGAAGCCAGTCCGGATGGAGATCCAGAACGATCCGAAGTATCTCCTGGGCATTATGAACGGGATCGACACAGCCAAAGACCCGTATAAGTCCAGACGCCGAACGATTATGCGTCTGTTCTCTTCGTGTACCAAGGTCGCTCGTGATTGGGCCAGGTCAATGAAGGATACGGATATTCCTGACGAAGAGCAAGATTTCGTCCTGGAGATTGATATCCCGATCAGCCCAGAGGGGATGGAGTTTCTTAAGGAGTTGGTCGAGAAGCCGCCAGAAGGAGCCAAGTATCAGTCGATTCCGGTTCAGCATCTGCTGGTATCTATCGAAGATCAGTATAACGAGTGGAAATCGGAAAAGCCTGATGGCGCGGTTGCAGAGAGCGAACAAAAACCTCCCGCGTAACCTTTCGGATCGGACGGTGTTCGGACTGCTCAGGGGCTGCAAAGCTCCTGAGCAATCCTTCTTTTCCCTATCGGAAGGTTGTTAGATGCCCATCGTAAGGTTCAGCCCTAGCTCAGAATTCGGAACATTCAAATGGGGTCAACTAGACACAGGAGAGGCAGGAGAAGTGGCTAGATTACTCTATCATTCGGGATTGATCCATCCAGGGTCAATAGATGCTCTGACAAAGCAGAAGATGATGAGGGTTCGATCATTAGGATTCCTCAGAGAACTTGACCTATACAAAGCCTGGCAATATACTGAGCTCAAAGGCAGGATGGTCACTATTCCCGGAATCCAACTCTGGTCATATGGTGAGGGACAATTATCAGCACCATCCTATGGCCCAAAGGATTTAAAATTGTCTGTCAAGGACAGTCAGCTGGGACAGATATCCATAGAGGACATTAGTTCCGATTATCATGCCGGACTATACCCTCTGAAGTATCGCTACCCATCTTTATTCTCGTGGGATAGGGGTGAGTGGGAAAGAATACTCGGAGTCACTGGCCTCGATGCCAATGGTGCTACCAAAGTAACAGGGATTGATGGATCTGCTAATGATGGATACGCCAGAGTTAAGGTGGCTGATTCAGACGCAGATCGCCCATATGTCTTCCCTGAGAATGATATAGTCGAGTTCGTAGAGGTGACTGGTAGGCTTGATGCTACAGAAAAAATCCTGAATGTAGGATCTCTTGCCCTGTCGTATGATTCCGGACCAGAGGTTGCTCTGAATCCTTGGTTCGAGGATATTATATCCTGGGATGGCGCGAATCTTAGCACTCGCGCCAATAATCTGACCGGCAAGCTATCTGAGAATTTCAATAAGTCTGGAGATATTATCCAGAATACTGCCGGTGACTCCTTCTATATAGGGTCATCGCAACCATTCTACGGGTTTGAGTTATTCGCCTCTAGTTGGCTTGGAGTAGGCGAGACTATAGAGATAATGTTCTCCAACAGGCCTCACGTATCTGAGAATGGAGCAGTTGATACCGGGTTTAGTGCTGATTTCTGGTCTTCAGTGACAGATGAGACATCGGCCCTGAATGAGGACGGCAGTATATATTGGGACGATACTGCCGTAGTAGGATGGACAAAGGCTAATCTGATCTATGATGATGGGGCAGAAAAGCAGTTCCTCCAGTATTACTGGATCAAAGTTAAGGTGACTAGTGCTACTCCAGGGACCTTGACGGCCCTTACCTTGAGGCGCCATCTTAGATTGCCTGGATCAAAAGGCGACTATATAACAGTTAAGGTAGATCCTGAGGCCTTGAGGCTAAAGGAATCAGACGAATCCCTAGTCATAAGGCCTGATAGTAATGGCGTTGCGACTCCATCATCCTGGCACAGATTTGTATCAATGGATAAGGCTATAACGGAATTAGCAGACGTAGCAAGGTTCAGAGGTGAGATACTGGACCAGGATGACATAAAGATAAATCTGAACTCAAGGTATATGAACGTATATTCCGATCTACCTGGTCCAGATTACTACCAGAGGATAACGGCTTCCTTTGTGGATTCAGATGATAATGATCGGGTATATCTGGGAATAGGGAAAGAGCTATGGTCCTATGAGCAGCAAGGATCATTACAGTTCCTAGGCAAGATAGTGAATAAGACCGATCCTGCCGGAACTCTTGACGATCTTACATTCACTTCTATTCAGAGAATAGTGAAAGACGGGAATGTAGTAAAGGGTGTAGCTTGGACAAGCCGTAGAGATGTAGGGACTGGCCGATCTGATTCGGCTGCAGTCACCTTTACCTATACGGTGTCTACTGATACGTTTGCTTACTCCCAAGTCAATGATGGTATCTATGGCGTGATGCCGTCTAAGGAAGTATCAAGGATAGGAACGGTTCATGCTGCTGGAGGCCCGACATACTTCAGGTATATAGGGCAGGGATGGGTTGGTGATACTTTCCATGGCGGAGAGAATATGACCATCCCGTTTGAGCAAGATGTTTACACAGAAGCAGCAAGCGCATCGGCTGGCTTTCTTTCCGTTCAGGTTCACTCCAGGGATGGTAATACTTCCTCAACTGGCTTAGACTATCCGATCTGGATATTTGAACCAACGATGGTAGGTGTCGCACACGAGCCTAACTATGAAGAGGGTCCATACTGGCACGCTAGGCCAGGTGTATACGCCGTCAATGATGGCGTAGGGACTGTTAATGAGAATGATAAAGACAGGATAGGGTTTAGATACTCTGTAGGCCAAAAGGGGATGGTCGAGTATCACTTTAACGATGACAACTGGTATTGTTTCGAGCGTAGAGATCAGCTAAATACAGATACTATAAGGTTGAGGCCTGCTGGAGGTGGAGCGGGTAGTTTTGAGGATTGTATTTTCTTCTATCCATCGATCAATGATGGAGATCCTACAAATACCAACCCTAACGTATTAGCTGGCCAATTCCCTGATGCGGCAGCCGATAAGGTATACCTGTCCTATATCATATGGAATGAGGAGGATGTAGCAGGGACGCTTGCTGAGTCAGTATCCTACTTTAGTCTTTACCAACAAGATGGTAAGGCTAAGGATTGGCCGAAGGCATTCCATTACAATATAACGGGTGCTCTTTATACGGACAAGACAACCGTTTGGAATGCAGGGACTGGCGGAGCAGCCACCCTAGACGCCCAATACGATGCTGTCTATGTCGGCGATACTACTACCTTCAATTCCGTATATTTTTCTGTTACCAATAGTGCGTTTAACGCCACAGTCCTGCTTCAATACTGGAATGGGTCTGCTTGGACTACAATTGACGCAAGCTTGCAGAATGACAACACTTCTGAGCTTACTACAGACGGTCATTGGACTTGGTCACCTCCTGCTGATTGGGCAGAAACAGCGGTTAGTCCTGGGGCGATAACACAGTATTGGATCAGATTCCAGGTCGATCCCTATGTCTCTGGATCTACGGTGATAGACGGTGCACAGAATGCTTGGACTAATTACTGGGAATCAAGAGCAGCTATCGCAGGTGCTAATAGAGACTGTGAGATGATAACTGATTTCTGTCACAATCCCAATGAAGGGACGATCCACGCCTGTGTATTTGATCGCGATATAACGGCAGGATCTAACCCCGGTGAGTATGCCTATCTGGTCATTGAGTTGTCTACCTTGGACTATAATTACAGCCAGACAGGGGACAACTTCTTATTTGATCCTATTAGGCCAATCAAAGGATTCATCTACAATTCGACTGACTTTAACATCTATTCAATAGCCACTAGTCTAGCTGACTTTAATCAAGGCTCTTGGCTCCTGAAGTGTGACTTTACTGGCGGAAACACGATAGAGTTGGAGAACGTTGGAATCGCTCCAGGAGGTGCTTACGATTTAGAGGGGCATCTTTCCGTAGATTCAGACGGAGGCATGTATGGGGTCGTTGGCGGTAATGAGAACGTCCTGTGGCAATACTCCGACGTAATATGGCCTAGAGTCCACATACTTAATATGGGCGATATGGATGTATCAGAGGCCATCGTGAAATTGTGCCAAGCGTCCAATTTTGTCGTCCAAGTTACCTCAGAGAGGGTTTTGACTATTCAAGGAAGGCTCGGCAAGACCACTCCGGGGACATTCACTGCTGGCAGGAAGCAATTAATAGACGTGAGGCCGTCTAAGAAATACCAGCATATCTATCGGGCGGTCACAGTATCTTGGAGTAATGGAGTTGATTCAGGAGTAGAGAACTATGGCGATGTTAATAGTAAGGGCGCCATACTATCCGTCAACAATGAATTTATACAGAGTCCGTATTACGCCAGGATTTTGGCCCGTATGCTATTCGACTATTTCAAGAACGTCAGATATGTCTTCCAGGCAGATATGACTTATCTACTGCAATTAGAGTTGGGAGATGAATTAACCTTTAGCGTTCCTTCAAGTGTAGCTGGTATAGATACTACGAAGGAATGGATTGTCTGGGGGCTTGATCTAGACACCACCAATAAAAAGTTACTTGGAACATTCTTGGAGAAAGTATAATGTCGTTTTCAGGGAACGTATTAGGCGGTGTCGGATATCCAAGATTCTATCTTCTATCAGAAGATATGGTATCAAATGGCAGCATGGAGGATGATGATAACTCTGATAATCTGCCTGATGGGTGGACTGCTGGCGGTGCTGGCTCTATTAATAGGGTAGCGGACACATCCACTATCTTTGGCGATTACGTCATGAACCTTATAGACGCTAGTGTTGGCGCTAATGGTTGGGCTCAATCATCTGTCATGGATCTTCCTTCAGGAGAAGATATAAACGGTCACGAGTTACTGGTTTCGATGTGGGTAAAGTTGATTACAGGAACCCCGAATCCTGGCGGTCTGATCGTCTATGTCTACAATTCTAGTAATATTCTGGTCGGCAACGAAGAAGTGGTAGCCATAATAGGGACTACGTGGCAGCAACTTTGGATCCCTGTTAGGCCGTTGGTATCACTCACAGGCGATACGGACCTGTACATAACTATTTTGCCAACCAGAGGCGGGGTATCAGAACTAGCCAATTACTACGTAGACAACGTCCAGGTTTTTGAAGTGAACGATACGGTGGATATATCTGTCGAGCCGCAAGAGTATCAGGCTCAAGGCTGGGATAAGCAATTACAAACTGGCCGGCAGACCCTGATTGATGGCTCCCTGAAAGAGTATGTCCACGGATGGAGATACCGATGCGAGATAGGGTATGATCTGCTAACTGCCGCAGACGAGGTATTGAGGCAGAGTATAGCGGATCACGATGGCCTTATAGGTTTTATGCCGCACATTGATACTGCCTGGGGCCAAATTTGCCTTTGGAATGGTGCTCTTGATAGAACATACTGGCTCAATCGCTTCCTCGGTCATACGTCAGCTATTCCTTTGATTGGAGCAGAGTTGATGAATGAGAAGCCCACAGGAACCTGATGTCTCATAACCTCATTATTTCCAACGGTGTATACCTATTCGCCTACGCTCTGAGTGCTTCTGGGGACTTGCTTCTCAACGTAGGGCCGGAGACTAGATGGAATAGGTCACCAACGGGGGTAAGGGGGGACTTCCTTTTCCAGCCAAAGACTAAAAGGAATTAGAATCTAATGGCCCCCGTTAATATTGGTGATTACTCAGCCTCTATAAATCAGGAGTTTAGAGTATCGGATGTTAGATGCTCTGGAGTTAGTGCTCCTAGTCTCGGACAGAGAGTAAGCGGTGATAGCGTGACTGTCACCTTTACCCTCATGACGTATGTCGATGCTGATCTCACCGGATCGGTGATTATCGAGTTTTCGACTGCGGGTGCCGGCGGACCATGGAGTGCCGCAACGATTACTGGTGCTACTACGGGTTTAACCGTGTCTCAGGACGGCAATACGTATAGCGTGACTTGGGATTCTCTAACTGACGTTGGCTCGAACGTAGATCAGAATAATATCCTGTTTCGCATTACAGCTAATGATGGGACGAACAATGATGGTGATGCGGATACTCCTGTCAACTCGTCCTTCTTTACGGTAGACAACCTTCCATCTGCTCCTACAATTACTGCCCCGACTTCAGGGTGGTTCCGTAAGGATGATGACTATCCTTCCTTCGCAGTAGAGTTCACTATTCCTACTGATCCCGGCGGCGACAAGCTATGGCCGGTATTTGAAGCGGATACTTCGCCGAACTTTGATTCTGTAGCCTTCTTCCAGGTGGACAGCAATGACGCAACGAACTATCTGTTCTTTGACGTTGAGGTTACTAATCCTCTCAAGCCTATCTCCGGATATTATGTCCAGGATGTCGCAGCAAACGAGGATGGATCGGCAACCACGGTAGATTGGGATTCTTTGTCGGATGCCTATACTGGTGATGCCCTGCCCACTACGATATTGGATGCCAGAGTCCTTCTGATACAAAAGAAGGATCGGAGGGTATTGCTGACCTCGGTATCGAATACACAGATCCAACTAACTGCTTCTGCTGCCGGAGTAGCAACGCCTGAAGTAGACCTCTACATATTCGATGACGTCCAAACAGACTTCTATATAGTATCCGGGTTGACTGTTCCGAATACTACTTTGACGGCGCAAACATTTGCTTCGATGGGTGAGGACTTCGCCCAGGCAATCCCTAATCCGTTTGGTAGTGCCCCTCGTATCTTGATGTGTGATGAAGCAGAGCGACTCTGCTATATGGGGACGATTACTACTACGGATGTAGAACTTGCTAAGTCAGTTGCTGGTCCTACGGGCAACGGAACGGTTACGCTATTCATCTTGAAGACAAACTCAGATATCTACCAAGATGATAACTATGCTGTCACGCCTTCAGATCTTACGATCACTCGGTATGACAGCTTAAGCGATGGGGGCGCACTTCCTACCTCTGTCGGTGGCGCCGTTCCTAGCGTGGTTCCTAACTCAGATCGGGCTGTATACGTAGACAGTCCCGGCTCAGAAGATTTCCAGATAGCTAAATCTGGTGCCGGGATTCCTACGGACGCGACAGTTGAGATGAATATCTTTACAGAAGAAGGTGCTTCAGGGATCTGGGTAGTTATGCCTGCTACTGGAATTGATGATGCGACATTTGAAGGTGGTAACGCCCGTTACAGAGCGCAAGCGGGTGACTTCGACGACAATGTCTGGTATTTTAGAGCTGCGTTCGGTAACACTTAGAGGGAAAAATGGCCGAGTATAAAGTTCCAGAACTCGCGTATGAGTTTCCTAGCGAGGACATTACCGCTGAGAGCGGATATCGTGTCCTTTCTGTTGATCTCAACAACGGTCGGTTTATGTGGGACCTTGAAGTATTCCGGCAGCTTGAGCGGGCTACCTCTTGGTATCAGGAGTTAGGTGCGTTTCCGACTCACGCCTTGATATTTGTAGATACAACAAGAGGTATTGTTGAGATCTATGATAGAAAGGATAATACGACTTGGGCCACGTTTACAGCGGGAGCAAATAACTTCCTGCTGAATTCTACTGCTATAAACGACATCGACTTTGTTGATGGTGTGCTAGCGGTGGCGGATGATACGAACGGGCTACAGTTGGTTGATTTCGTTCGGGACGCAGGATACCGCTATGATACGAATGGCCTATACGTTAAGGTAGGGGACATAGCGGATCGTGACGGTGCCCTCGGTGAGCTTCTGGTTAATACGATCATCCAGCTTAACCACGATGACGTAACCTCGGTGAGTATGGCCCGAGACCACGACGACCAGTATGTGGAGATGGACATCGGTCGAACTGTTCCGGATATTTTGGTCACTACGGATGATGAGGTGACTCTCCTTAAAGCGAGAGATCACGCATCGAACGAGCAGGCAGCCTACGATCTGGGCACCGCCTCTATAGTAGGATTGTATTGCGTCATCACCCCAGACGGGCACTGCTTTAGCGCATACTCTGATGTTACGAACGATAAGGTGCGGTGGGATAAGACTGCCGGCATTATCGCTGATACGTGGCCTGCGGCAAACGATACGATTCATGGCGGTGGAACTACGGGAGGTGGTATTAATCCTGTATCATCTGGAGCCGTGATCTCAATGATTGGCGCCATACCAGGTGTGTCAGCGGCTGATGGTGCTTCGCCAGTGTTGGCAATTGGAACAGACGAGGGGCTGACGCTAAAGCATCTGGATGATACGAACGAGTCTGATGGTATCACTTTCTTTTTCGACAATGTGGCGGCCCATCCCCCGTTGGCTGGGAAAGCAACACTCAAGGACTCGTGGTGGCTAGGATCGGTTGCCGGCCTACAAGGAAAGACCCTTACGAATGGCGGAACTGTAACCTTTGCTGCCGCCGTTACGGGTAACGGTGCGGTATTTACGGAGGGTGGAGCGACCGTCCTGTCCAGGACTGGTGACGCCGATCTAGATACGGGCACCGATGACTTCGCTATAGGGTTCTACTTCAAATCGACGAATGCGGCAAATCCAGGATCTTCGGTCAACCTCCTTAACCTTGAGGATGCCGGCGGTCAGGATATGCTGGAGATTTTCGCCAATACGTCCGGTCAGATCGTTGCTCGTATTACGGATGACTCCGGTGCTACTTGGGATACGATAACGACAACGGCTGACTACTACAACGCTTTGTGGCATTCGCTGATGCTGGTCCGGGACAACAGCACTCTCTATCTTTATATAGATGGAAAGCAGGCAGGGACCGTAGCGGTGACGAATGCTGCTACTGCTCTCGACTTCGCTGAGATCTACGTAGGGAATGATAAGGCGGCAGGCACCGGATTCGGCGGGACGATGGATGATCTGTTCTTCTGGCAGCTGACGGATGCTACGAACGCAGCGAGACACTTCTCAAGGTTCTGGCACCGGAGAATGCAGTCAGGACTCAATAACGCTTCTATCGGGACCGAGCTAGATTTGGCTCCGGTCACTTGGGTTTCCTCAGACCATGAAGGCGAGCACTTCATGTTCGGTGACGCGAATGACATGTATGTGATTGATCGTTTCGGGATCATCATCCAGAACACTGCTACTCCTGGAGGGACTATCCAAGACGGAGATATATGGACCCTGCCTGGAGCAGCAGGATTTGCCTACGCTCTTGGGACTACTACTACTGTTAATGTCCAGCAGGTGAATGTCGACCTCGCTGATATCCTGCTCTAAGGAAACGTAATGAGAACCCTTTCTAAATTTGGATTATCAGATGACTCCATAGCATCGGGCATCTTATCAGGCATTCCTGCTGGGGACTACACCGATCCTACTCTATATGGAACGACTAGGATATGGTGGGATGCCACCAATACCTTGTTCCGATCTAAGATAGGGTCAGACCCTGCCTCCGAGACTGATGGCGCTCCAGAGTCTCATCTTACTCAGGTCTACGGTGATGAGTCCGATGGAGCCGTGGCTAATGCTACGGACGTAGATATTGAGGCTACTACGATTGCTCAATCTGGAGTCGTTACTCCAGCTTCTAATCGGATCTGGCGAGCTACAGGGAATGTTACCCTAACTCAGACGGTTGATGTAGTCCAACAGGACGGTCAAGCTCGTAGTCCTTTCCCGTTGAGACAAGGATCTCCAGGAATCGAGCTTGGCGCCATTATGGCGGCTATCGGATCGAAGGGGATGCCGGTTCCAATAAGGCCTGGTGGAGATGGAACAGGGCTTATTGGCGGTATTATCCAGATTATCTCTGGAGGCGATGTATCGGTTGGCGCAGCGATGTCTGCTTTAGGGACTAACGCTTCAGGAGATGGCGGTGGAGGCGGTGGAATAGTAATTATAGTTGCCGCTGGAACTATTTCTGGCGCTAGTGCTATTGACGTATCAGCGGGGGATGGACACGCTACTGCGGCTGCCCAAGGAGGCGGTGGAGGCTACTCAGGCGGATGGGGAGGTCACGGTGGTTGGGCGGGAGCGGGTGGAGGCGATGCGTATATAGGTAGGACGCCTGGAGCATCTGGAGCAGGGTATAAGGTTGCTCAAGCTGGCGGAGGTGGATACCAGGGTGGCGGTGGAGGCGGGTGTATAGATGCGGTTGGAGTTACTACTGGATCCACAGCTGGTGGCGCTGGAGGTGATGGAACGGCTTTCTTGAACTTTGATCAGCAGAAAGAAGATTTGACTGATCACTGGACTGACGCAGTAGAGGTTTGGAATGCTGCTGTGGCTGGTTCCAACTCGGGATGTTGTGCCGGTGGTGCAGCTGGAGTAAATGGAGGCGGTGGAGGTGGAGGCGGTGGTCGACCGGGATCTGCTGGAGCCGCAGGAGCAAATGGTGGAGCAGGAGGTGACGCGGGTTCGGGTGGTGGAGCAGGAGGCGCGTGTAATATCACTGGAACTGCTGGCAATGGAGGTGCTGGAGCCGCAGGATCTAACTACGCATACTCTTTGACTAATAAGGACGTGTTTACTGGGATGCCTGGTGGCCAGGGAGGCGGTGGAGGCGGTGGCTTAGGCAAACTTCAGAACGGCTGTTCTGATGGTTCTGCTGGAGCAGGCGGTGCTGGAGGTGCGTCACCTGGACCATTCGTAGGTAGTATGGGTAATGGATCTGGCGGGGCAGGCGGGACAGGAGAGACTCCTAGTGGTGGTGATGGTGATGGCGGTGACGGAGGCGATGGAGGAAATGGTGGCGGTGGCGCTGGCCTAGTTATCCTTGTTGCCCCTACTATTACCTACAATGGAACTGTAACCGGAAAGCTCGTGAAGATAGCAGGCACAGACGCTGAGAACATCCTTAGAAGTGTATTCGGTAGCTAAAGAGAGGACGATATGCCAACGCCTGAAGAACTAGCTGATCAGATAGCCAAGCTTGACGCTGATAGAGCTATACTGGAAAAGAAGCTCGTTGAAGATCCTATCAACGAGATTACTTTCAAATCAGCGGTCGATATAGTTGCTGCTGATCCCCTAATGTCGTCAATCGGAGTGGCGGTAGTTAAGTCAGAGATACACCCTCAATGGTGTAGTCTCGACTTTCCTGTTGGCGCTGCTTCAGGATTCCAAGCGTTGGCTATGAGGCAGATGATACAGCTTATGCTGTCTCTCGGTGCTGAGCCTGGATTCAAAGTGGTGGAGAACGGAGCCAAGAGTAGGCTGCCCTACAGGGTATACGTGGCTATTACGAATATCAACGAGTGTATTGAGGCTGTGAGGGTTATGGCTTTGACTGACTCCCAGAGAGTGTTGGAGTATGCCGTTGAGGCAGACGAGGCAAGTATATGATCTCAGGTGATATCAAATCCAACGGCTGCGCTCTGCTCCCAGGAGTAGTGACTGGACCGTCGACTAAGATTATGATCGAGACTCTCAACGGGATGCTAGAAACCCTGGAAGAGATGTCTAGGGTTAATGGCTTGATAGTCAGAGAGACATTCTCAGACTTCTTCAATCTCCCACAGATAACGGATGTAGTCAAGGACGTTCTTGGGACTGATAGTCCTATCCTTTTGGCTACGAGAGGGAATGCTAGTGTCTCTAGTGATCCCGGTGATCCGCCTCATTCTAACAATTATGAGTGGGGTAATATTGCCCCAGGAATCTCGATAGTCACGGCCTGTCTCTATCTGGATAAGATAGACGATACGTCAGGCACGTTTGCTTACTGTCCAGGATCCCATCTGAAGTATTACCCTCCTTATACGGAAGTCCCGACCCAAGCAGATATAGACGCGGGGACATATGAGGAAGTCTACGCAGAGGCGGGTGACGTTCTCTTTAGGATACCGGAAGTCTGGCATGCTGTAAGGCCGATAGGAAACCCAAGAAGATATATCACAGGCTTCTGGGTGAATCCTGATAACGCGGGCAAGTTCCTCTCAGAGCGGGTGGAGCGATTTTTGGAGGTTCGGGCCTAATGAGAACTATATCGAGATTCTCTGTCACCGCTCCATTACCGGGTTCAGTTCCTGACGGGACGTTCACTGATCCGTTTATCTACGGGACTACATACGTCTGGCATGACTCGGTGAACAATGTGATGAGGAAGCAACTTACTACCCCGGTTACTGAGACTGAGGGAGAGATTCTGATGGAGGCTGAGGATTCACCACCAACAGCAGGTGTTAGTGATTTCTAGGAGGATGGGGATGAGAAAGTATTTCAGTCAAGTAGCTTTAGCACTACTTTTATTAGTAGGGGTGACGTTTGCTCAGACTCACCACTCGAACAAGAAGATATTGTTTCATAAGGCTATTGGTGTCTTGCCTGATAGCCTTATTATGGTGAATCCTGATACCACGATCACCGGATTCAGCGCAAACATCGTCAAGCGTTACAGCCTGAACGACCCTGCCGTGATGTGGGACCGTGATGCGTTTCAGGCGAAGGTCAGCGTGTCGAGCATCGGCACACGCGGCGATACGACTGATGCGTGGCCGACGAACTTTGCTATTGTATCAGCACAAGAGTCTGCCACAGACTCGCTTGGTATCATTAACACGGACACAGGCGAACAGTGGATGTGGTTTGTCGCGGGGGCGTCGTATATGCTTGGCAATGGCGCATCTGCCGTTTTTGCCAACAGCGTGTTCTTGGATGGAGTCCTCTACGTTGCCGTCGATGGGACAGGATTATTTGTCATCGACTTTCTTAGAGAGACGAGTGATTACGTTCTGGACCAAAACTCCTACAGGTTCAAGGGGAACATTTCCGAGAGGAACACAGGCGCAGGAATCATTCAGTATGCGAAGTATCCGCCCATCACGAACGCGGATGTTAATGTCGTCGACGCGATCCGCGATCCAGAGGGCGGCATGGACGAGTTCGGGCGACCGTTGCACTATTGGGTGGTGGGAACTGATGGCGGTATCTCCGAATACAATCCCATCGACAACGCCATTTGGGACTCTGGGGGGACTGACGATGGCGATATTGTTAGGCTGATGGACCGGGGGGATGTGTGGTGGGCGTATGAAGATCCAACACGATACTGGGTGTATAGAACCGCTCCCATTCAGTCGCACTACAAAAATGGGTTTGGCCCACCGGGGGGTGGCGAGTATGCAGACGCGGGGGTTGGTGGAACAGATATTCCGTGGACAACATCAGCAGTTGTTACGAGCTTTACCGTTCCAGTTGGTTCTGTGACGCACGATGGCGCACCTGTTGTAATTATTGGGTCGGACGAGGGCTTGATGATTTCGCAAAACAAGCCATTCGTATTGCCCTCTGGGTCCGCAAACAGTTCCCTCACCCACACCATCGATGCCACGCAGAACGCGCCACTGTGGTCAGGCGTGGTTGTGGACTCGTATCCACTTGAAGATGCAACGGGGATGTTTGGTGAGGATCTGACTGACGAGGGCGTGACCTTCTCGTCGGCTGTAATCGGTAATGGCGTAGTCCTTGATGGCACCAACATTATGTATCGTAACAACGATGCGACCTACACGCCAACAGGGACGATGGGGACCGATCTGTATATGACTGTCGCGTTTTGGGTGAAATCAAGCTACGCAGACAGTTGGGATCCACTCCTTGCTTTGACAGAAGGCACGACCCCCGGTAACGATTGGTTCAGTATTTTCCCGTGGGCTGGTGTCGTCTACGTGCGAATAACTTCCAATGCCAACTCAACTGCCGAGACAGTAGATACACAGATTGATGTTCTCGATAATACGTGGCACCATATTGCCTTCACTATTGGTGCAACTGAGTTACGGTGTTATTTGGACGGGATTCTTATAGATACGGATGCGTCACTTACCTCATTCTCAGGGGTTCCAGCGTGGGATACATTCACAGTTGGCGACCTACACGATGGGTTCACTGGTGCTGGTTCGATGTTTATAGGCACACTCGACCAAATCCTCCTGACGTATCGGGAGCTTACAGCCAAAGAGGTCAGGCACCTACATCAGCGCGGTCGTGACGCGCTACAACATAACGCCATCGGTGACGATGCCCTCGTAGGCGCATCGGTGCAAGACGTGGAAGCGGCAGAGGACGGTTCGATTTGGGTTCTCGCAGGAGCATCGACTTCAGCCGACTCAACGTTGCACCGCTTAACGCCGACAGGCATCCCGACAGACACGCTCACAGCAAGCGGTCTGGTTGACATAGACGTGTGGAACGTGAACGGAGCCAAGCCAGACAGCTCCATCGAATCCTACGGCGTGGCGATGGCATTGGGCACTGGCGGTCTGCGGCTGATACAGCCCAATCCGGTGGTTGCTGACAGGTGGGCGGGATACAACAAGAGCGGCGTTCACGGCGCGTGGTATGGAGGCGGGATTGCGGCGTGGGCAAGGTATCAGTTGAACGGGACCGCCAGAGTAGATTCTGCCGGAGCCTACGGTTCGTATTACAACGTCCAAGACGCGCTTGACGCGGGTGGCGCAAACGTTCGTGTCGATGTTGGGGTTGGGACATACCCCCCGTTTGATTATTCAGCGGATGGCCAACAGGTATGGGGGGTTTCGTGGGGGGCTGTCATTGACGGTGCCAACACTGATGATGCCGTAGAGTTTGGTGGTGTCTATGACAATTGCGTTCTCGCCAACATCACAGCGAAGACCACTTCCAGTGGCCCTGGCTATGATGCGGTTGATCTGTCACAGTCGGGATCGGAATACTTCTTGGCGTGGCGGGTTCGCGTCCCTGACTCCGACAACTACGGATTCAATATTTCGGTTTCGTGTCCGTATATCAGGATCATAGACTGCCATGTCGACGATGCCGATGTGTTTGGGATATACATTGCTGGCTCGGCGTATTTTATGATCAAGGGCAATCACATCGGAACCAGTGGTGGAGGTCCACCAAATGAAGGCATCTACATTGATCATACTGCCGCCAATGGGTTCGTGTCAGAGAACAATGTTGTGATGGCAGGGTCTCCAGAGATACATATCTTGGGTAACAAGATCGGCGTTTCTGATAATTGGGTAGACGGCACGATCACCCTTCACACGAACAGCAATGACTGCCTGACCTCTGGAAATATTGTTAACACGTCGATCACGAATAGTGGAACATCTAACACGGTTGGAGACGTTGAAGTCTTCTAAAAATGGAGGATACACGATGCGATTTATTACCACAGCAATCGCGACACTGGTGCTTACGGGCGCGGTGTTCGCACAAGACTCAGTAGATCCAGAGATTTCGGTATTACAAGCTAAGATCGACAGCATCCGCGAAGTGCGTAATCTTGCCGAGCGCGAGGCGACATTGGCGTGGGCCGACTCCGTTGCAGTTGCCAATTCATTGCAAGTAACAGGCGTGTCGTTCAAGGTGGACAGTCGCGACCCGCAGTGGATTATGGTAGACGTTCCCCTGTCCACGTCCACGGGTTTTGAGTTCGCTTTCTGGCTTGCCAAGTTAGCCGAAGCGAAGAACGAATACGGAGCCAAGCCGTCAGGCACGATGGGCTGCGTCAGGGTGCGGAAGGACAGGGCAATCAAGTTTCTTGAGAGCACCAAGAACGATCTGGAAATAGGGGGATAGACGATGGGTGACAGGTTGCGAACCCCTTATAAGGAGACAGGGCGAGGCGTTTTTTTTGAAATGGGTTGGCGTAAATATGTTTTGATTTCAGTCAACGCTTGATTTTGTTTCTAGTGTTTTGGAAGTTTGGAAAACACCCAACAGTGTAACACTCATCAAGGAGGCAGTTTAATGGAACCATTCGCAGGTGGGGAACTCGCAACTTTGACTGCTGGTGCGATTTTCACCAGACTTGGTATCATCTTCGCTTTGGCGTTTGCCTTGGCGTTTGTTGTAGAGAGTGCTCTGGATGGCATCTTCACATATCGTCGGTTCAAGTCCTTTTTTGATGCTGGATACGGAGTCAAATACCCGATAGCTGTGCTCTGCTCCTACCTTGTATGTAGTGGGGTGGGAGTAGATTTAATTGTGATGCTGACGACCGGGAATTTGATTCCTTCTTTGACGGTCCACTTTACTCCTGGCCTACTTTTGATGGCCTTTTTTGTCGCCAGAGGCAGTAAGTATGTTGCGACACGTTTCGGCGAACTGAAGCAGCAGGTAGAAAAATTCTCGTAAGTCCAATTACGCAGAATGTATAGGTAGGCGTCCGATTCGTCGTCGGACGTTGTAGTCATCGTCAAGCGGGGCAGGTTTCGTCACCTGTCCCGCTTTCTTTTTCTTTAGCGACACGCCTGTGAACATCGTATACTATACTAGTCCGGTAGGCTATCGGGCAACGCCTCTTTGTAGGCCATTCTAACCAGTATTGAATGAAAGGAAGGATAGCTTGATAACCGTAGGCACTCATCACAAGGATGACTCCCTCCTAGTGATTGATATTAAGGATGCTGCGGATTTTGATACAGCGGTATATATAATGCGGAACAGGGTTCCCGGTGCTCAATTTGAGAAGGGAATCAAACGCTGGACAATCCCTGTAGCAACCCTTGAAGATATTCCCCCGTATTACGACACTACCTATGGCAAAGAGATAGTGGCGCTTGAGGCAAGCGCGCTCAAGAGATTTGAGCGGCAATTTGCTGGTAAGAACATAGCTATAGAGGTAAAATCCGGTCATGAGTTTGATCTTGGTCTTAACGGTCGCCTCAAAACAGAAGATGAATATGGCAGCGATATCACAATGAGGCCGTATCAAACCGTAGGTGCGAAGTTCTTCGATGTTACAGGCAAAGCCTTGAATGGGGATACGGTTGGTCTGGGTAAGTCAATCCAAGCAGTTGCTGCCTCTCAGATGAGGTTTGAGAAAGGTGAGGCAGATTGCTTTCTCCTTATTATACCGCCATCTTTAACTGAGAAGTGGGTCCAGGAGATTGAGAAGTTCACCCATTCTGCAGTTCATCGCCTTACTCGGAATGAGTTGCTAAAGAAGAACCCCCTCAGCAGATATCGCAAGAAGTATAAGGCAGGATACTACCTGATATTGTCCTATTCTATGACTTTCAGGTATGTAGATCGTATACTTAAGGATATAGAGGGTGATGGTGATTTTTCGGCTGGAGCCATAGTTGATGAAGTTCAGTATATAAAAAATTATGGAGCCAAGAGAACTAAAGCAACTAAGCAAATCACCAATGCCTGTAAATACGTATACGGGTTATCCGCTACATATCTTGAAACCTCGGTGACTAACATTCATTCAATTTTTGATGGGTTGAATCCTGGGGTCTTTCGGATGAGTGAGTTTAAGTTCAAGGAGCGGTATGCGGAGACCTCGTATTGGGGCCAGACTACCGGATATAAACACGGGGATGAAATTAAAAAGCGATTGGAACCTTGGGTGATTAGAAGGCATTCCGAGGATGTCTCAGATCAGATGCCTTCTAGGCAAGAGACTACTTACTGGATGGATCTTAACGCAAGGCAAGCCGCCTTCTATCGGGATGTATTAGAGCAGGTTACAGACAAGATTAATGACGCAAAGAGAGAGGGCCAGCTTCAAGTAGCCACTGCTCTTTCCCTCACTATGTATTTGCGCCAGGCGTGCCTCAATACGGTGATAATGGGGCATAAAGAACCAGTAGACAGTAAGTTTGATACCCTGCTTGAGCTGATTAATGATACAGAGAAGAAGGATAAGCTGGTAGTGTTTTGTTGGTTTGCTCAAGGTGTTAGGGCTTTGGGTAAATCTCTTGATGCGGCAGGTATAAGTAATACTGCTATTTGGGCAGGCAACGCTAAGATTAAAGATAGAGTTCAGATCATCAAAGAGTTTGGGGAGTCTGATAAGAAAGTTCTTGTATCGTCAGATATCCTTAGAGAAGGGCATGATGTTGTTGTGGCTCAGCACGTAATTAACTACGACATAATGTGGAACCCGTCGAATATGGAGCAGAGGGCTGGTCGAGTCCACAGGCTGTCCCAGAAAGCATCTACGGTATTTGTTAATACAATCCTCTCAAGGAATACGGTCGAGCAGTATATGTTTGATCGGATGTCTCAGTATAAGGCTATGGGCCACGACATTATGGATGATAAGCGGACGTTTAGGAAGATAAGTGTCAAGGAGATTGTTAAGGCACTTCAATTTAAACCTGAAGGAGGGAGTAGTGGCGGCTCAAGCGGATTCAAAGTCGACTTCAGCAAAAAAGGCAAAAGCAAAAAGTAAAAAGGCTAAGCATAATAAGGTTAAGCCTGATGGCTTTTTGCTTTTTGTTCCTTTGGTGACTCACGGCAATATTGAGCTACCTGTTCTCAATACGTTCACGAATTGTGTTTGTTTCACCACTCGTTATAGACTTAATAAGTGGCGGGATCATTATCAAATGGATGTTGTTCGGGTGAAACGGTATGATTCAGTGAGTAAGATCCCTGCAATGATTAAGACTCTGATGTCGGGCCGTAGGCCGAAGGGTCTTGCTCTTGATCCAAACCCAGTGACCGCAAACCAGTATGATATGTCTTTTGTCTCAAAGGCGAATGACTTTTCTCTAACGGACGATATTGAGAAGATAGCTACATTTGTTAAGGTTACGGCTGTTGAGACGAAGGGAATGGACTTGGAGGTAAAGGATGTCAATTCTGGTGAATAGCACGTCACCGGATCGGATTACGGTGATTATAACACGACGAGATTTCAAGAAGTTTAGGAACGGTACATCCCTCGATACTGTCCAAGAGATATCAGGCAGTATTAAGACTCAGGTTGAATTGCTTGATCTAGCTAAGAAGGACGGTAAGCGTGCGAAGGTCATAGGCTATAGGAATAAGCCTGTAGAGAGTTGGGGTCCTGCTCAATACGTTCGCTTCGTTAAAGACAAGCATAAGAAAGCATTCGGGGCTACAGTCGTATATATAAATAATGACCGGGGTAGCACTTTGGCTGCAGTAGCAGGGTTGATGGGAAGATTCAAGTCGAAGGGCTACAGCAAAGCTGAGCTAGTTGCTTATATTGAGTGGTGCTTTGATGAGTCAGAGTCTACCGAGATGTCCTTCTCCCATATCTGTACCAGTCGCTTTCTGAAAGAATGGGAAATGTTGGTCGGTAAGTCGAAGAACAAAAAGCCAGTTAAGACTAAGGCATCAAATGCTTTCAAGAGAAAGATGTTACCGGTATGATTGGAAGGGAGCAACGCTATCAGAAGGCTGGACTCCCGAATAGGTATTGGAAGGTAAGACCTCTCATCTATGTTCGCGAGGAAGGTTTAGAGACGAAGTTTGGAGGGATTGTAGAGGCCTGTAGGGGCTATGACCAGGATGTAACATACGGAGTCGTTATAGAATCCCGTAAGGAAGGGATCAGGCCTGCATTCGGCGCGGCAGTCCTTAAGTATCTAATGGCTCTGAATAACGTCCAGGGATGGTGGCGGTCCTTTACGCGCCTATCTGGGTTCATACGGTCTACGAAGTTTGATCAACCTGCTTGGGATACTTTTGTTGATTGGCTTTGTCGGCCTACTGGACAGATTCTTTTGATCGAGAATATGTCCGCAAAGACGATGGCTAATCTTGACGATGAAGAACGGATACGGCTGCTTGATTTCTTCCAACAGTTATTCCAGAACGGATGCCTTGTTATCATAACCACGACTGATAATCAAGACCGATTTGAGAAGATGCTTGGTGAAGACCTAGCAGCCCTCTTGAGTGATAACCTCGGAACGTGGGGCAAATTGGGATGAAGTTCTATGATCTTGGCCTTGAAAGATCGGTGCTACAAGCTATTCTCTATGATTTCCCTACACTTGTTAGGTTTTCTACCCGTCACCTCCTTACGCCTGAACACTTTTCCGATCTCTCATATCGGCGTATCTTTCGCGCGATCAAGTCTGTGTATAAAGATGGTGCGGGCAAGCCTAACTCGAAGTTGGTCCGTCGAAGATTACAAAAAACGAAAACTCCAAAGGCACGCGATAAGGTGCTTTCGGTCTTTGAACGCCTTAAGAAGCCAGACGAGGATGGACTCCATAATGCTGATGCTTACTTGGATGAACTTTCATCCTTGTTTGAAGGGCGACGACTCCAATTCCTTGTTAAAGATATGGCAGGATCGTTGGCAGATGGAGACATCGCAGACGCACTAGCCGCAGTCCAAAAGATGACTTCTACTACGGACGCAGGCGTCCAGGTAGATGAGGCTGACTTCCTTGATATATTTGAGGATACGATTGAGCTGGATAAGCAGAAGAAGCAATACCCTGAGTTATTCAAGAGATACCCGACAGGGATAAAGGGAGTTCATCCGACTACCGGAGAGAATATTGACGCCGACAAGCATATCTTGAACGGCGGCTTGATGAGAGGGACTCTCACTATAATAGGCGGGGATACGGGACTCGGCAAGAGTAAAACACTTAGCCACATATTTAGATACGCAGTTCGTCGGCACTCCAAAGGGGTGTTTATGACGAATGAGAACGCTTTGTCTCAAGTCCAGACAGATTTCATCTCAGGGATTGTCGGTATTGACTTCAATAGGATTGACCGAGGTTTGCTGGATGAGCAAGACTATGTCAAGATTAGGGCGAAGCTCAAGTATTATAAGAAGCTAGGGGCTGAGGCTAAGATTGTCAGCTTTCCAGAGGTTTCGACTGTCGGGGCATACAGAGCGAAGCTATTGGAGTGGAAGCAACAAGGGTTTGTTGCAGACTTTAGCGTCATAGATTACTTGAACGAGATGAATCAAGAAACCGGCGCGGATTCAAAAGGAGATTGGTCGGGGATAGGTGAGATAACTGCAGATCTCTGTGGTGTATCAAAGAGTTGGGATACTACTGTTGAGCTAGATAATGGGTATAAGATAATGGGTATGCCTATTGTTACAGCGTCCCAAAAAAAGACAGGCTCAGCAGGTAAGTCCTTTGCTAAAACTGAAGACTTGGCTTACTCCCCCGTTCCTGGACAGCTAGCAGCTTGTGTAGGCCAATTAACTCAAGACCCAGATATGGAGGAACTCGGAGTTATTGACCTAGCCTTTACAAAGTGTAGATTCGGAAAGCCGGGGAAGTTAAGGCTGTATCCTGACTTTGCTAAATCTCGTCTACACTCCAAGAAGAAGCACAGCGAATCAGTGATGGACAACTCTTATGACTTAGGAGATGGTGAAGATGAGTGAGGATAAGGATGTGACAATGAATCCTTTTTGGGGAGACCCAGAGAAGGTTTGGGTTCCGTTTAATGGATGTAAGTTGCTTAAGTCTGACTATATAAAACAGGACGATACCGCTTTTCACGTAGGTGAATTGTTTTTTGTATCCGGCGATACTATGTCGGACATCCAGACAGCATTTAGAACCGGGTCTCAACAGAGAGTCAAGAATATCCTGAGTCGTATTATCGTAGTTGAGTGCGGGCTGTTGGTTAGTCTTTTTGACAAGAAGGAGTGGATTCATGCTGTTGACGAAATCAAGACAGAAAAAGCTCGGTCTAAGTCAGAGGTGGAAGCAGAAGCGGAGTCTTGATCTCCCGGCAAGTCTTTGGGAGCAAGAACTCGCCCATATTAAGCAGTATGGGCCGGGAGGAATGAAGAGATTGGGAGGCCAAAAGGCTTACCCAGATATTGCTTTGATTCGGAAGGATATCAAGAGGAACTATACTGAGGTATTCACTCGGGATGATAGTCGAAAGCAGATCCGGTGGCCCCTTAACTTGGAGTATACCTGCTCCGGATTCTTCTTGAACAATGGACCTTCTCATTGTGGGGTAGTTATACCAACAGAGGGTAGGCCCGAATTGTTGGAGCGGTGCCTCAGGACGATACAAGAGAAGGCAATGCTGCGCCTTCCGGTCCTTATAGTAGACGATGGCGCTAAAAAGCCAGTCAAGAAACTGGACTTTATCAAGCACAAGAAGGAACTCTTTGATTTCCCGATTGTTGTGAAGCGACCGGCAAAGTTGTCGGGAGTCAAGGATGGGGAGCGTTTGGGTGCCGGATTCGGCAGAGCCTTTGGGCAGCAATACTGGCACGCCAGAGAGAGGCATTGGGTAATCCAGATGGATGATGATGCCTTCATCCATAACCATTGCTTCGAGAATCTCTACGCCAACGCAATGATCAATGACAACTACGGGATCATCGGGGCGATGGGATCCTTCCGGCAATTCTATCAGGGGAACTGGAGAGATGAGCACTCTATCAATGCGATCGGCGTCTGCTATATTGTTAATAAATGGGCTATTGATCTATGCGGGAATTTCGACCGCAGGATGCGCGCAAGGCAGGATGTCGATTTGGCTATTAGGATGTGGCTTAATGGCTTTCGTGTTTGTGTGCTCCCTAAAGCTGATGTTGACCACGTTCGGTTCAGGACCAAGAAGGAAGAAGATCCAGAACGGGTAGAGATGTTCGAGCAATGGAAGGTTGATGCCGGGAACCTTCTTAAAAAGAAGTATAGCAAATTCGGGCTGAAAGCCAGCGCGAGTGGTGTCCTCCGCTATATGGAAGCCTTCGAGAAGCAGGGCTTTGTCCGTATGGCCTGGAGGAAAACGAAGGCAGGACTAAAGGCCAAGTAATGTTTGTCCATGTAATCAGATACGCTTCGTTCAAAGATGACTCGCTAGGGTTTGCTATGATAGACGGAAGGTTTATTTGTCATACTTTGGAGGATGAGGATCGGACAAAGAAGGTGTCTGGTGAGACTAGGATACCTGACGGTCTGTATCAATTGGGCGTTCGCCATGATAGCCCTAAGTTTAAGCATTTTGATGATAGGTGGGGTTGGCATAACGGGATGATTTGGATTAAGCACGTTCCAAATTTTACCTATGTCTATGTCCATCCCGGTAACGATGATGATGACTCAGATGCTTGTCTACTTACTGGTGATCACGTCTACCGGAAGTCAGGTAAGGACGCCCATAAGCTCGGTAAATCCAGGGAAGCCTACAAGAGGTTTTACTGTAACATCAGGCCGTGGTTAGATCTGCCTGGTCCACTCGATCCAGTCATAATAAGGGTAAGTTCGTATGCTTAACAAGAACGTCAGTCCATACAGGTATTGGGATGCTAGATATAAGTCTTTTGGTGGCCCGGAATCGGTATTCAATAAATCGGGTGCTCATCGGGCTATGTATCTGGAGGCAGTATCTGCTTGTCTTCCGGTAGTGAATCGCAAGAGGAATGTTCGTATTCTTGATTTAGGTGCCGGCCCAGGATTAATGGGGTATATACTACATTCCAGAGGTCATATTGGGGAGAGGGATACCTACAGAGCGGTTGATTTCTCTAGAGAGGCAGAGAAAGGGTTTGGTGAATACTTTGTAGGTAGGAACGGGTATGATTTCACTCGGGCTGATCTATCTTATACCTTGCTTCCTGAAGTGAGGGAGGAAAAATGGGATCTGATTATTTGTACAAAGTGTCTTGAGCATCTTACAGATGACGTTAAGATAGTGAGGATGATGATTCGCCTACTAGATACGGACGGGCGTATTGTCATTGCTGTCCCCAGATATACAGACCTTTCGTATTTATTTTCCACAAGGAAATATGTGACTCCTAGTCCTATAACAGATCTTTTGAAGAAGTCCAGCCTGCATGCTGACTCTAAGCAAGTTGATGGATGGTGGGTTATCTCAGGGGATACAAGGAAGAACTCATGGTTATTGTAGCTGGCATTCTTAATCAATTGGGTCAGGGCAAGAAGAATCCGTATGGGCCAATCTTCAGGGATGTAGATATAGATAGGGAGGAAGCGAAAGATGGTCTTTCTGAAGAAGGCTGACATGAATAAGGCCATCGACGTTTGTGGTCATAATACTCTGCCTCGTAGATTTATGCTGGATATGGAGGAAGAATATGGCTTCGCTTACTGGGTAAGCGGAGTCTTGTTCTGGTTAATGAGGCCAGTAATGGCGGACTCCAATCGATATGATTTGATGAGGTTCTTTAGGGTTCATCGGAAGATCAGAGAAGTAGGATACGCAATCCATGAAGATATACCGACTCAGTTTAATCTGGTAGACGGCCAGGTAGATGGGACTTACAATGCCCAATATGAAGTCTTTACAGACCTGCGCCATGCCCGGTATGTTGATGATGATTTGACGGACTGGACAAAGAAGGAGGTGAAGATCTGTAAGAAAGCAGCCAGTAACTTCCTCTCGGACCAAGCATATGGCGATTTAACCAAGTGGTGTCGTGCTGCTGCTCAGAAGCGTCTAGGTTTGAGAGAGCGGCAATTACTCGTAGCTCATTTTGTAGACGGAGGTTGAGATGAAAGGCATTCCTGTAGTCAAGAATATTGGAAGAAAGGAAGCCCAGGAAGTGGCCAAGGCAGCTAGGTCGAAGGCCGAAGGGCTGAGGCAACTCGTAGAGTATCCAGACAAGCTAGCAGATATTATTGGTCGAGAGGCTCTGCTTCAAGTCGAGGTGTTTCAGCTTACTGACCAGGCTACTTCTGATCTTCCGAATGAGAAGTTGATTGAAGTGAACGAGTTGCTTGATCGGAAAGCAACTAAGCTCGCAGATCTTCTGAAGGAGAAGAAGAAGATCCAGGCTCTGATGGCTGGTAAGTCCAAGAAGAAACATTAGATGATAACAATCCCTTACTATGAGATGTTTACTCCGGATGAGCAGGAGTTGGACACCCTCAATAAGGCTGGCGTTGAAGCCAACAAGGCAGGGTTTCGTTTTCACGCACAGAAGTGGTATCGTAAGATAGGGATGATTGGAGTTTCCCTTCCAGTCTTCCAGGAATCAAGAGAACAGCCGCTAACACTGGAGGATATTAAGGAATGGGAGCGAGTAAAAACGCAAGACGAACCCTTATAGAACTTGCTAAGGCGGCATTGATTGTCGTCGAGCGAGACGCTATGTATGGGAAGGAGTCTGTCACTCGACTTGGATTGAGAGGCAGATTCATGGATTTAGACCGGAAGTATGCTCGGCTGAAGGAGCAACTCTGGGATCATCCGGTTGATCCAAAAGAAGATGAGAACTTTGAGTCTATTTTGGATGACCTTCGGGATCTTTGTAATTATAGCGGCCTAGCGATTCCGGTATTGAGGGATGAGGCCGGCAAGAAGTATAAGAAATCGGAGTATAAGGACGCTGCTGCGCTCTTTTTGAAGTTCGCTCTCACACTCGACCCAGAGATGAGAAAGCCCGCCCCGTATATCGAACCGAAACTAGAGATGGAAGCTGAGGAAACGGCTTCTACAGAGCCGGAGAAAAAGTCCAAGCCAGTTGTTAAGAACAAGAGGACGAGGCGTTCTGAGGTAGAGAGGAAGCTGAAGCTGCTCGACGGAGATGATATTGCCGAGACTGCTTTTGATGCTTCGACCAAGATCGACGGTATGACGGCTGAGGCCGCATCTCTGATGATGTATTCTTGGGCTAAGCTGGATAATCTTGGTAAGGGTGGTGAGACCAACCCTCTTTCATCGGCCCAACTTAAGCCGAAGGCAATTGCCAAGAAGGTTGTTAACGATGATGATGTCGTTGATAGTGTGATGAAACATTGCGGTCTTTCGGACAAGAAGGAGATGATAGTTCTGGCTGAGAAGTTCTTTGAGTTCGCTCTTGTGGAACTTGATATTATAGAAGGCGATAAAGCAGCTGATCCGAAGCAAATGACTAAGACAGCTAAGGCAGACCCTGAGGTAATTGGTCGAAGCGGTGACGATACAGTCCTCGAAGTGAACGACTGAAAGGGTGAGACGCCTCCTCAGACAAAGGGGAGGCGGTCACGCCCCAGTTTGGGGCGATCAAGCGGTTGGGTGATGGCTTACTGGTGGTTTTACGATAGGTGGTTAAAGTGCCTGACAATTTTGTTCATCTTCACGCTCATACTGAGTATAGCTCACTCGACGGGATGGCTAAACTTGCCGCTTCTGTCGGTCGAGCCAAAGACTACGGACAAACTGCCTTAGCCATAACGGATCACGGCGTAACTAATGGCTGGGTAAAGTTCTGGAAGGAGTGTAGATCGGCAGAGATTAAGCCAATCCTTGGAGTGGAGTTCTACATAGTAGATGATATGGAGCGTCGAGGATTGACTGACGCAGAGAAACTGAAGTATTGTAAGGATTTGACCGGAAAGGCCCTGCGGTCTAAGATGGCCGAGGTTCAGAAAGCTCTCGGTTTGAGGAAGCGATACCATTGTATCGCTTTGGCTAAGAATTATCAAGGATACAGAAATATCCTTCGGCTTGTTAGTGAGTCCAATAAGCGAGGGTTCTATTATAAGCCAAGAATAGACTACAAGACTCTTTTTGAACTCAAACAGGGTCTTATCGTCACATCGGGCTGTATGGCGGGAAAGATCCCACAGTTCATATTAGCCTCGGAAGGCAAGTCCTTCTACTCCGATGTATCCTATGATATTGATGCGACCGATGATGCCTCGTCTGAAGAGATAGATGAGATGTGGAGTCGTATGAAGGAGGAATTTGGTGGCGATTTCTACGCCGAAATCCAGTCCATTGATATGGAAGAGCAGTCTATTGTTAACGCAGGAGTAGCCTCATATGCCTCAGAATATGAGGTCCCGCTCATTGCTACAAACGACATCCACTACGTCGGACAAAACGATTGTGTCGCTCATGATGTCCTGCTTGCGATCCAAACCTCCTTCGGATATAACGTCAAGCGAATTGACGATCCGACACGTTGGCGTTTTACTACAGAAGAACTTTGGCTTAAGGACCGCCATCAAATGGTTGAGGATCTCAAGGATTTTAATGCTCTTGAGGATTTGCCGGCAAGTATTATTGAGACGGCTTGTGATAATACCATGGAGGTCGCAGATAAGATTACTTTTGCGCCATGGGATCAATTCTCTGATCCAAAAGTCACCCCTTCGGTATATCTTCCAAGAGATTACTACCCACATTCATATAAGTCTGCGATGCGGAAGACAGAGAAGTATTGGGTAGGATGCGAGAAGATGCTCTGGGACTGGTGTAAGGACGGATGGAAACGGAAGATTCGCGGAAGAGTGGATCCTGGATTACACAAGCAGTATAAGGAACGGCTGAAGTATGAATTCAATATGGTGAAGGAGCTAGGATTCCTTGAATATTTTATTATCATTGCCGACCTTATTAAGTGGGCTAAAGGCCAAGATATTGTGGTCGGACCAGCACGCGGTAGCGCAGCTTCCAGTTTGGTATGTTACTTGGCCGATATCACGGAGATTGATCCGATCCCTTGGCGGCTTCTGTTCGAGCGTTTTATCAGTCCTAACCGCACCGACAATCCAGATGTCGACATTGATTTCGCTCCAGATAGACGGGATGAGATCAAGACCTACCTCTCAGAGAAATATGGTAGTGAACGTGTCGCCCTTGTCGGCTCCAATATTCTGTTTAAAGGAAAGCTGGTTCTTCAAGATGTTGCTCGTGTTTACGGGCTTACACCCAAGGATATTGAAGAGGTTAAGAAGCTCATTATCGTCCGATCAGGTGCTGATCGTCGAGCAAGTTTCACCCTTATGGATTCTATGGATGAATTTGAGATTTGCCGGAAATTTGCGAAAGAGAATCCAGAGGTGGTCACTGCTGCGGCAGAACTTGAAGGTCAGGTCAAGGCTAATGGCGTGCATGCTGGAGGTGTTCTTGTTGCGGATAAGCCGCTATGGAATTATTGTAGTGTGCGACTCGATGCTAAGACAGGTAACTTCGTAGCCAACGCAGATAAGCACGATATTGAGGATCTCGGACTTCTGAAGATTGACGTATTAGGAGTAGATGAGTTGACGATGATCTCTAGGGCAGTTAAGTTAATTGAGAGGCGCCACGGTGTTACTATTAAGCCGTGGGAGATCCCAGTAGATGATGGAGACACTTTTGAAGAGATGTCGTTCGGAAATACCGTTGGAGTATTTCAATTCCACTCTAAAGGAATTACTCGACTCTCCCAGAATGTGCAACCTGATTGCTTTGAGGATGTTGCTGCTATCACGGCGTTGCACCGTCCTGGACCGCTACACTCTGGCGCAGCTTATTCTTACGGACCACTTAAGCGAGAGGAAAAGCCCAGACGAAACTGGCATCCAATCGTCCAAGAGATTTGTAACGATACCTATGGAGAGATCCTCTACCAAGAGCAGCTCATGGGCATCGTCAGGGAGTGTGCTGGTTTCTCTTGGAAGCAGACTGGTGACTTACGGAAAACGATCTCCAAGAATGTAGGCGTTGAATACTTCCACGATGAATATCTGCCCCCTTGGCTAAAGGGATGCTATGAGAACCCGAAGTGGATAGAGGGTCTGGCGATTACAGATCCGAAAGCGTATATGGAGGTAAAGGATAAGCCAAAGAAGCTGAAGAAGCTCTCAGATAATAGAGCTGAAGCTACTTTCACCTCCTTTATGAATTTCGGTTCGTGGAGTATGAATAAGTGCCACGCCGTTGCGTATGGTATGATAACCTATGTGTCGATGTGGCTCAAGACCCACTACCCGCTAGAGTTTATGTGCGCATGCATCGAAACGGAAAACAATGAGAGCGAACGAAGAAAGCTCATCACTGAACTTAAGCGCATCGGGATACCGATCCATGGACCGAATATTAATAAGTCGGACATTAAGTTCGGAATTGAGGAGGACGGCATTCGTTGTGGACTTCAAGACGTTAAGGGTGTTGGTGAAAAGGCTTGCACCTCTATCGTCGAATCAGGGCCGTATAAAGGCATATTTGATTTTGAGCGAAAGGTCAATCGACGTGTCGTCCACAAGGGTGTTATTAGAAGCCTCATCTGTGCGGGTGCTTTTGAGGACTTTTATGCTAATACAAAAGTCCTTCTTGATCGCTATGAAGAGATGCTCGCTGACGCCAAAAGATACGATGGTAAGTTGCCAAAGGAAGTCAGAAAGCGATGGAGAAAGGATCTCTCTAGTGATAGAGATGCCTTCACTGAGGAAGAGGAAACTCGGCTCAAGGAGCGATTTACCACTATGGTTCAGGGCGATGCGCTCATTACTTACTATAATGGGTTCCTCGACTCCCTCAAAGTTCCTTGGCAATCTGTTGAGGATGTTGGCGAATTGGCTGAAAGCGGAGAGCAGATTAAGAAGCCAGTCTACGTAAGGGCAATAATACGATCTATTGATCTCAAGCGTTACTCACAGGAAGTGAACTACGTAGTGGGTGACGAGCAAGATTTCCGGTATTGTCTTCTCGATCTTGAGGACGAGACAGACTTTATTATGGGATCCTGCGAGGCCGAAGTATATGCCCGACATGAAAAGCTCTTGTGGGAATGGGGGACTGGAACTCCGGTCCTTGTCAAAGGAAATCTGGCTAGTGGTAGGAGGAAGCTATACGTTACAGAGATGGCTTCGCTTGACGATTTACGATTCCGCTTTGAAGGTGGTAAGGGGTTTGGATCATTGGAGCGTAATGAGGCCGCAGTTTTGCGTACAAATCCAGGCAACCCGAGAGGGATTGGAAGCGTTCGTAAGAGGGCAAGTAAAATCCTCAATGGCCTTGCTTGCTGTGAACAAGCATGGAATAAAGGGAATTTTACAGCCGCCGGATATATCTCTAGAGCAAAGGTAGTCCAGACCAAGAAAGATAAGAGGGATATGATGTTTGCTTCGCTTGAGGACGAGACAGGGATGATTCCGGTCATGGTCTGGCCGAATGATACTGCGGCTGATGGAGGATGGATTAGGAAGGTATTTGAGAACGCTGAAGCTAAGGGTTTGGCTGTAAAGGTGAGACTAAGGCGGATGCCTGGGAATGAGAAATTCCCTGAGACTAAATTCGTAGTGGACTATAGAGGTAGACCATCTGTGATGCCTTTAACTGCAAAGAATATCAAGGCGCTCAGTAATGTATAGTAGATTAAGAGGGTATAGCGTCCCATGGCGTTAAACCTCTCCTTGGTTGGGGCATCGGACAGGCATGTTCGGTGCCCTTAATCTGTCTAGGAGGTCAAGAGTATGAGGGCAACAGTTGAAGTTGAGGAGATAGTAGCATTGGCGCAGTATAAGAATATCAAGATCAGAGTCTGCCTTGATGGTGAGTGCGAATCAGATGAGGAGATTGATGAGCTAGCAGTAAAGGCAGCAGGAGCAGTCAAGAGGCAGGTCAAAAGGACGATCAAGTCTCTGGATGGAGGATGCCTCGCAGGAGGGCTTAGTAAGCAGTGGGCCTATAAGAACGGGAGGAAGAAGCGTGAAAACTGATTTCGCAAGGGACATACCTGTTGGTGCTACGGTTGACTTGGGTGTTAGGGGCAGGCAGATCGTTAGGCAAAAGACGAGTGACGGGATTATATTTGCTAGTGTGGGGGAGTTTACTCCTGCTACTAGAGTCCCTGCTGATATAGGGGTAGCATGGGATGACTATGCCTACGGATTTCTCCGTGCGCAGGATAGGGTAGGCGCGTCCTATGGCTAAGAATGCAGACGCTGGAGAGAAGTGGGGAAGTGCGTTCGTGCGCGCTAACGTAAAGAAACCCCGACCGAGGGCAAAGACCTTCCTCAGCGTTAAGAGGCGTGCTGAGAGGAACCTCGAAATTGGGACCGAAGAACTCTCTGAAGCCATTGAAGGACTTGCCTCCTTGGCCAATGTGGGTGACCTCCCCGCAGGCATCGGCTCGGACGATATTGATCATGTCCAGACTCATCTTATGATCCCAGAGGATGATCTGGATAATCCGATCATAGTCACTAAGCATATGAATCGCCTACCTTCTATCTCAACTCGGTGGGGGATGATTGGCGTTCGGGTTGAGCGTGCTCTGGATGAGATAACCCGAGAGCATGATCGCTGGGTAGCAGAAGCAAAGATAGGAATCAGGGACGTTCTGTTCCAGAAGTCTAGGGATGAGGGCGCAACTGCTAACAACTCTGTTCCGACCAAATCCGACATCGAAGCACAGTTTCTTGTCCTGTATAATGAAGATGAGGGCTACATCCAGCGACGACAGATGATGAAGGATATGGAACATGTTAAGGATTATATTAGTATTATCGTGAAGTCAATCGATAAAGCGTGTGATATGATTCAGAATATCGGCCACATGAACCGGATGATGGTTGAACAAGGGGCCATCATTGTAAGGAATAGAAAGGGAGAAAATGAATCGCGCCGACAAACTCGCAAAAGCAAAGGCTGATCTGGCTAATCTTGAGTCTGTAAAGAATTACAACCAGCAAAGGTTGTATCGCGGTCCTATTAGAAAGTTGAGGGAGGAAATTGTAAAGTTGCAGAAGCAGTCTTATTCCAGGCGAGCAACAAGGATTGCTGAAGAATCGATCGATAAGACGGGGAGCAACGAAAGCAGCGATGTATAAGTAGACGGTTAAAGATTCCGCGTGTGCGAATCCTAGACCCAGGCACCCTCAAAGCTCTCGTTAGCACGCCCACTGCTAACGAGAGCCTAGTATCAAACTGACCTTAGCCCAATGTGGCCACGGTCCAAAACGAAAGGAGTAGTGGGATGGCAAAAACGAAGAAGTCAGAGTCTAAGCGTCTTGATCCTAAGAGTAAATGGGCGGGAGGGACTCAACGCGCATCTCGGGGCAATTTCGATTACCCTAAGATGAAGACGGATAAAAAGCGGAATTACTTTGTCCTGTTTGAGGACGATTTCGGTGAGTGTTACCAGCACTGGGCGAAGAAACCAAAGGAAGGCGGCGAAGATATTCGGTCCTTCAACTGTGCTGGTGGAATTGAAGGAGTCGGTGATGCTCCGGATCAGTGCGCGTGTTGTGCGCTTGAGAGTGGAGACCTGGATGTCACAACGAACGCCTACGTTGATAATACTCGTCATCGTTATTTCCTCAAAGTCGTTCCGGTCAAATTCATCAAGAAGGGCGGTAAGAGTCTGGCCCGAGCCGCAGAGAAAGAGGTTCAGATTCTTGAGATCGGGCCTCAGATCTTTAAAGGCTTGTCAGGTATCCGTTCTGAGATTGATGATGATGAAGCCGGTGAATACGCAGACCTCGGCATATCCTCGGTGACTGGGGTAGTTATCCAAGTCACAAAGGTCGGTGAGGGTCGGAACACCGAGTATTCAGTGAAGGCACTCCAGAGTAAGGTTGATACGGTCAAGATTCTTAAAGGCTGTGAAGATGAATGTCCTCCACTTGAAGAATTATCCAAGGCTGACTCTAACTCTCGTATGCGTGTCTTCTTGTTGGGCGCTGATTCCATGGATGAAGATGACGATGATGAGGTCGATCTTGACGCCGGGGATGAAGACGAGGATGAGGATGATGACGACGAGGTGGATCTGGATGATGACGAGGATGATGACGAGGATGATGACGAGGATGATGATGATGAGTAGCCCTGAAAAGGTCCGGTAGCTTATAACTCTGCCGGTAGGATGGTTGGAGTCCAACTCCTAGAGGGGTATTGTGGGGGAGGTCAAGAAGGTATGCTTTTGCCTTGGCCTCCCCTGCGCTTTATAAGGAGTCAAGAGTATGCAAGTCCAATATAGTTCTGGAATGGTTCTCGTCCTTGAGGGTGAGAAGAATTGTATCAGAGTGGATGAAGATCTTACAAACGCAAAGCTGACGCTCGTTATATTCAAGGGGAAATTTCAAGATCCTGGCGCAAGGATGATCGGAGAGGTGGAGCTTACTGACTATGGCTTGGACTCTCTATTTAATAAGCTAGAGCGGATGAGACGGGAGAGAGGCAAGTCGTGAAACTCTCAAACTGTCGCGAGTGTAGCCTCTGCAAGAAACAAGACTCTGGGTTCAGAAGAACTCAGGTCGTTCTAGGCAGAGGCTCACCAGAATATCGGATTATGTTTGTTGGTGAAGCACCGGGGGATTATGATGATCGAAACGGGAAGCTATTCTGGCCTGAAGATCCGGCAGGTGAGATGTATGATAAGATACTGAAGAACTTGAGTTTAAGGCGCGAGATGGTATATACTACTACCGCTGTCAAATGTCGGCCAACTCAGGTCGGACCTGCTGGCCCGAAGAACCGACCACCCTCTGGCGTAGAGATTGAGACGTGCCGTAGATGGTTGCGTCGAGAGATCATTAAGCAGAATCCAAAGTTAATCGTAACTCTGGGTGCTGCCTCTCTTAAGTCAGTAGTAGGCGTGGACGGCGTGATGAGGCATGCAGGAAGATTGGTAGATTGTAGTGAGTTCAAGTGCTATGCCTTTCCTTTGCTTCATCCTGCCTCAATCATAAATGATCACAGTCGCAAGCAACAGATGAAGAAGGATATTGTAACTCTGCGAGCGGTAATTAAGGAGGTCTACTAGTGGCAGCAAAGTCAGAAGCAATGGAGGCAGATGAAGCAGCGGTAGCGTTGAATAAGCGATTTGGACCAGGATCTGCTTACTTTCTGGGATCATACCAAGGTGAGAGATTGCCTACGATCCCTTTTGGTTTGCCTTCTCTTGATGCTGCTTTAGGAGGTGGTGCCCCTAAAGGCAGGATCGTAGAGATATATGGTCCTGAGGCGAGTGGGAAAACTACCCTGCTCCTTCACCTTATACGAGAAGCTATGAGGATTGGGGGTAAGTGTGCATTCGTAGACGCAGAGCACGCCCTGAGCGTAGATCTAGTAGAGAATATGGGTATTGATCTCAATAAGCTGATGTTCTCTCAACCGGATTCAGGGGAGCAGGGACTAGACGTAGCTATTGCTCTTGCTAAGTCTGGAGCCTTTGATGTGATCGGTGTAGACTCTGTTGCGGCTTTGGTTCCTCAGGCAGAGTTGGATGGAGAGATGGATGATCAGCAAATGGGACTTCAGGCTAGGATGCTAGGGAAGGGGATCAGAAAGATAGCAGGAGCAGCCTCTAAGACTGATACCTGTGTAGTCTTTATTAATCAACTTCGGATGAAAATCGGGGTGATGTTTGGTAATCCTGAGACTACTCCTGGTGGTAAGGCACTAGGTTTTTGGGCCAGTCAACGTATAGATGTGCGAGCCTACAAACAGATGAAAGAGGGTAAGCGAGTGATTGGCAGAGAAGGGTGGATTACCGTAGCCAAGAACAAGATTGCTGCCCCTTATCGCAAGATCGAAACCCGACTGCTATATGGACAGGGTTTTGATGCTGGATTTGATCGTTTTAATTTCGGAGTTGAGACCGGAGCAATCCGTAAGAAAGGAAACACCTATTCAGTAGTTACTAGTAAGGGTGCTTTCAAGTTAGGTGTGGGTAAAGATGCTGCCCAACAGAAGCTGAGAGAATCTAAGTTGGGTCGGAAAAAGTTACGGTTGGCGCTTAAGAAGTCGGTTGGTTAATTTCGCAGAAATGTATATATCTAAGGACGTAGGAGGTGAGCCAAGGGGAACTTTGAGGTATAATGGACACTACACTTCAATGGCTATCCATCTTCGGCCAGACCTTTCGTGTCCAGGGGCGAGCAAGGGGGACTCTTGGGCTTTGGTTGCCGTTAGGATAAGTCCAGTTTTGTGGGGAAAGAGTAGTGTTCTACTCAAAGGGCTGATCAAATACGTCTATTCAAGGGCAGTTGACTACCTCTCTGGTTGGCTGCCCTTGAATTAATTAAGGGGGTGCTGTAATGCCGACCAGTATAATCTATAAACATCCTTCACCGGACTGTCCTTTGTGTAGGAGGAAAAAAGGCCATAAGGGCTCATCTAGAAGTAATACTGAAGAGACCCACACACATCAATGCCACTCGGTATTCGTTGCGGGATCTAATCTTCATAATGCGATGTGGGTACTGAGGTGTGAAGAAGTGTTTAAGCGTTGCCCCGGTTATCGCTATCACAAGAGACTTCTGACTCGGTTTAAGAAGGCTTTAGTTGGGACTTCTCGGAAGGTTACGATGGGTCGAGTGGTTGCTCTGCCTAGACTTGTTGGCGCAATGGTCTTGCCGAAGATGAAGTCGAGCGGGATGAATCGTCAGGAACCTGAACCGCTGAGGAATCTGACGAGTGAGTCAGCAGTCAGTGCTTGCCTCGACCATTATGGGTTTACTCAGATAGAGAAGACAAAAAAGAATCGCAAGAAGAAGATGTGGAAAATAGCGGAGGATTGGTTTGTCCGGAAATCTTAGGTTTATCCATATGGCGGATGTCCATCTGAAGACATCCCCTACGACTCCTGAGTGGAAGATAAAAGAGCAGGATGATTGCCTCCGCTGTGTGAATGTGTACGCAGTTGAGCAAGGTATCAAGGATATTATAGTGGCGGGGGATGTCTTTGATCACCATAATCCTGACTCTGATTCTCTCCAGTTTTTTTTAGATTGGATAAAGCTAGGGGTGGAGTCAGGACTTCGGTATTGGATCATCCCAGGCAATCACGATGCCTCGGATAAGATGTGCTCTAAGCACTCTATGTCCTCTATCCGACAAACTCTGGATATTGTAGATGCTGGCTATAAGAAAGGATTCAATATAATTGATAAGACTCATGTCTTATCGGGTGATTTCTTTCGTGGCTTCAGGATCTACTTCATACCGTGGATGGAAGATGAAGCCTATGTCAAAGCAGTCAAGCGCGTAGGTAAGTCAGCTGCCAGTGCCAGCGAAATTCCAATACTGGCTACTCATTGCTTTATCAAAGGATCCCAGGTCGGCGATGGAGGATACAAGCATCAGGAAGGGATTGATGTTAAGGTGTTTGATCCCTTTCATTACGTAGCCCTGGGAGATATCCACTTGAGGCAGGAATTTAAGACCAAGAAAGGGATGGCGTATTACCCAGGCTCTTTGATCTGCCAGAACTTTGGGGAGCGCAAGGAGAAGAAAGGATTCTTGGATGTTACTATTACTCCTGATTCTGCTGAAGTTAAATTTGTTGCCGTGCCGCACGTTACCTGGACCCAGAGAAGGATTAAATCATCTGTTCTAATGAAGATGGTAGTGTCGGGTGACCTATTTAACAGGAAGTTCCCCCGATCAAAGTTTGCAGGGAAGAACCTAAAGCTCATCATTGATTGTGAGGGAGGCAAGTCCTCAAGTCAGCCGATAGATGCTTTAGTTGAGAGATCTAAGAAGATGGGTCTAGTCAACTTTGAGTGGAGGATGGCCAATACCGGGTATGCTCGTGTCGATAGATTCAAATCTAAGAAAACAGGATCTATGATGGATGAGATGGTAGACTCGGACAAGGCAGTAAAGAAGAAGCAGAAGAAAAAGGCAAAACAAGTTGGGAAGCAACTCTTAGAGAGAACTTCCAGATGAAGACGCACGTATTCAGGTCCGCGAGATATAGGATCGTTGAGTCTGATCGTATCAAGCGAGACGGATATTGTGATTGGAGGCGCAAGAAGGGCAAGAAACTTTGGATTAAGAAGTCCCTGTCGGACGAGAAAAGGCTGGACGTTCTCATTCATGAAGGACTTCATGCCTGTCTTCCTGATGCTGACGAGCACACAGTTCAGGAAACGGCCCAAGACTTAGCTCTATTCTTGCTCCGAGATGGGTGGAGAAGATCTCAGTAGTTTCTCTTGATGATTCCATACAGGATGGTGTTTTTTTTTGAAAGAGCAGGATAATGTCTGAGGGAAGGTTTACGCAAGAATATATGTTATTGAATGAACGCATACCACTTAATTCTAGGATGTCTAGATTTGATGGGACAGAGGAGGAACTTAAGGCTAGGCTTGTTCAGCTTCAGGAATCTTTGAGGCCATCTACAATAATTGTAGCTAAGGTGGCTGTTTGGGAGGATGCTTGGCGGATATCTCCGAAGGGGGACATACAGGATATGAGGGGTTGATGAGACTATCAAGGATAAGCCTTACAAACTTTTCCTCGCATAAGTCTACTGAGATAGACTTCAGCAAGGATGATCACATTGTCCTCATAAGAGGACTGAACGGATCGGGCAAATCCTATCTGATGGACTCTGTCCCCTTCGCCTTGTATGGTAAGGTTGATCGCGGACTGATCATGAGGCCGCGCCAATTGGTTAGGGGTGGTGCTGAGACAGCCTCGGTTATAGTTGATCTTGAAGGAAAGAGTCATATTCAGGTGATGAGACGGATTGGGAAGAAGTCTTCAAGTGTCCGTCTTATAATAGATGGTGGTGAGAAATCAGGAAGGGTGACTAGGCAGACCCAAGAGCGGATTGAGAATGCCCTTGGGTTTTCATACGAGTCCTTTATGTCCGCTTCTTATCTGAGTCAGGGTAAGGTGGGGGCATTTACGGATGGTAAGAGCGGTGATCGTGTTAAGATTCTGACGAATGTACTGAACTTGGCATCAATTGATGCGGCGGCTCAATCCTCAAAAGATATGGGGAAGCAACTAGTGGATGAGGCCCAGTTGCTAGGGTCTAAGATTGCTTTCCTTGAGGATGAGGCAGATAAGCTCAGAACGCCTGATGAGATAGCCGAGGATATTCAATTTTCCCAAGATCAAAAAAGAGAGCAAGAGCGTGAGTTAAGTAAGGCCCGAAAGTTACGAGATCGGCTCAATAAAAGGGCCGAATTGCAGCGTGAATACAGGACGAACAGGGTAGGGGTAAGGTTTAGCCTAGAGGAAGGGAATCGGGCTGTAGATCGGCTGCAAAGGGAGATTGATAGGGATGTTGAAGAGCGCAAGGGATTAGCCAAGCGACTCAAAAAGTTGGAGAAGGGGAAAGAAAAGATTGCTCGCCTGAAGGAGTTGCTTGAAAAGAATTCCTATCCTTACAATGAGGTTGAGGAACAGGTCGAGGAACAGGCCAAGAACGAGGCTGACTTGGTGGTAGTAGGAGAGCAGATATCTAAACTCCGAGGTGTGAGGGATAAAGGTGGGAAGTGTCCTACATGTTTACGTGATGTGGGGGCGGGTCATGAAGAAATTGGGACCGCTATCCAAGTCTTTGTATCCGAGCGCAAAAAACTTGTTAAAGAAAAGATTGTGCTAGATAATCAGAATGAAGAGCTACAGGGGCAAATCGAAAGACATCAAGAGGTAGCTGGTGCCCTCGAATCAGCAGAGCGTCGAGTTAGTGAGGCTGAGTTCGTCAAAGGTGAACACGAGACCTATAGCAAGAGAATTTCCAAAAAGACTAAGCAACACAAAAGGCATCAATCTGAGAGAGATAGACTGACGGACGTCCTCATAGCAATGAGGGTTAGGCACTTAAAGGACATGGCCAAATTTGAAGATCTGGATGATGAAGCACACAATGCTTTAGAGGATGTCCAGGAAGAAATTGATGATCTTAACGGCAGTATAGGAAAGTTGACTGTTACTATTGGCCACTTGGTGGCGCAACTCAAGAGGTCGAAAGAAATCAAGGCTGAGATTAAGGAGCAGAAGGCAGAGATCAAAGTCTCCACAGACGAGACATTCTATTACGAGTATTGGGCTGATCGTTTCCCAAAGGTTAAGCTCGGCCTAATTGATTCTTTCGTCCCGCAGATGGAGGAAGTGGCTAACTCTATACTTGATACCTTTTCGCCAATCAGGATTGAATTATCCACTATGATGGAAAAGAATGACGGTGGAATGATGGATCGTTTTAGGATAGTTGTATACGAAGGGAAGGATGAACGGGAATGGGAAAACTGGAGCGGTGGCGAGAAGAAGCAAGTTGCCATAGCTATTTGTCTGGCCATGAATACAACCCTCTGGAATATGGGGTTTGGTTTAGATTTCATCTTGATGGATGAAGTCTTTGCCGATCTTGATATTGAGAAGCGTCCTAAAGTCCTCAAGTATCTAGGTGATTCAGGACGAAATGTGATGGTGATCTCCCATACTGACATCAATCCGGCATTTTTTGATCGAGTTCTTACCGTTACTAAGACAGAGAAGGTATCAAGGATAGATGGCTAAACGCCTACACAAAGCGGACAGGAAGCACTTTGAGCCTGATGATGGATGGTTTAAGCGAGCAGGCAAGAAGATAAGGTGGCTTCTGTCTGAGCCGTTGAATAGCGAGTATCTACTTTTTCTTAGAAAGTATGGGACTGAGGAGATTAGCAGGGAGCAGGTAGGCAGGAGGATAGGACGCCACCCTGCTCAAGTGGGGCGTTATGAGGGAATGGGTTACGATAGACAGATACCTGAGCTTAAGGTGCTGAGGAAGATCATTGTCGTCCTTCAAGCTAATCCCCTTACCCTTCTGAATCTCCAACTTAGCTTCAAGACTAAGAAAGAGGCAATTGATTGGCTCAAGAGTTGCTCTGATGAAGAAACCAAGAGGATGTTAGATGGCTCGTAAAAAGGCGTCAAGCGGATATGAATTTGAAGTTGAGCTTTGTAAGCTCGCAGAGCGATACCTTGGGAGGTATCTTGCGCAGAACTACCGGGTATTTGGATCTGGTCGCAATAAGAATGCGCGGTTTAGTGGAGGTGATGAGCGTAAGCTCGGAGATCACTTCATGGAGATTGTTGCTCGTGGATTACCTCTACCTTGGAAAGTCAGGTTTACAACCGAGGCAAAGTGGTATAGTCCTAAAGGGAAGGGAGTAAAGTCTGTAGCGATCCAGAAGGGTTGGCTTGACCAGATACGTCACGAAGCCAATGAGCAGGGATCGTTCCCGATCTTCGCTATCAAATTTAAGGGCCAGAATAAGAGGTCTAAAGAACTAAAGCAGTATAACTGGTATGGTAGGGATGCGAATGCTGTATGGTTTGCTATGCCTGTGAAACATTTTTTCCTTCTTATATTATTCCTTCTGGGTGCCAGAATGGGGGTGGATTTACGTGGCCAAGTTAAAGATGAAGAGACAAGAGAGGCGATCTCTGGAAAGAAGGGGCGCAAAGGTAGAACAAGCAATCCTAAGTCATGAAGATCAGGCTCACATTGTTCGTCAAAAGTTTCCGGCGATGGATGAGGACAGTACAATCGGGACGTATCAAAAAGTTCGGCTGGCTACGTTTATCAATGACGATACGATCAGGGTGAATGAATTCGGAACCCTGGAAGCCTACATCGGTGAAGATGGGGCACTTGTAGTCACACTTGACCCTAAATCGAAAGCGAAGGCAAGATCATTTGCATTTGGAAGGAAGTAAGATGGAGAAGCTCACACTCACCACGCTGAGGATTGCTCTGATTATGACCTTTATGTTCACAACCATCATCTCCCTAGTAATGAGGATCGTATGGCCTATGTAGGGTGTCCGAATTGTAGGAAGGGTGTCCACTTGGGCGACCGAGCACAAGGGTGTATCTGTCTTGGGTGTCAGACCTACTTCTCTAAGGACAAAGCCGTAGAGCCTGAGTATGACGCAACCTCAAAAGGGGTTGCGGTTCATGGGGAAGGTGCGGCTGATCGCGAGGCTCTAAGGAGTTCAATAGGACAGATGGCTGACGATTCAAAGACCGGGAAAGCAAGGGAGCAAGGTGGATCTCACTACAGAAACAAATACCGATACCGGGCAGGACTCGGAGGAAACTCCAGGAAAGGCTGATACACTCATCTTGACTGAGGAACTGAAAGTAATAGAAGGTCACTCTGAGCAGTTGTTGGGTGACCTTCTTTCAGTCAGGGGTAGCTATGACAGATTTAGAGCAGCAGTACAGATCACCTTTAAGTATACTATTGTTATTCTCCAGACTCAACTGCCTGGTCGGGCCAGTAATGCTCGCTTCCATTGGGATGAATGGAGTCAGAACGCAACTATATATGTGAGTATGTTTTATAATCATAACCCTGAGTGGGTGATGAGTAGGGTGATCCATGAACTAGCAGAGTTTAACTTGGTGAAGACCTTGAAGGCAGTAGAGGCATTTACCAGTAAGGCCGAGGCAAAGAAGATCATAAGGGATGTGATGAAGGATTACTACCCCGACATGACCCCGCTCAAAAACTTCTAATCCTCTGATATAACACAAATCGAATCGGCAATCACGCTGTTTTTCCCCCGGCAATTTTTGTTGTTTTTACAGAAAGGCTGGTCCAGTGGCTACCTTAATACTCATCCCGAAGAATGGGTATGATCCTTCTCAGGACGCTAAGACGTTTGCCAGGATCCCAGATATGGCGGCTAAAGCGGCCCAAAGCAAGCAACACTTCCTCCTTACCATAGATCCGAACGAGTATGAAGTGTTCTCATCTATGGGTGATCTCGACCGAGTGGAAGTTGATGAATCAGGAAGCATCCGTCTTAACATGACAATGTTCGACTTTGATGGCCAAGCATAGTAAGTCTGACCTGCTGAGGATATTAACCCCTCATCTACAAGGACTAATAGATAAAGGACGGTGGATTATGTTCCGCTGTCCGTATCACGATGATCACGATCCTTCGTTTGGTGTAGATACCAAGAAGGGTGCGTTTAATTGCTTTGCTTGCCGAGTAACAGGAACGATAGCAGGTTTATTTGCGCACCTCGGTATAGAGTCGGATCTTGAAGAAGTTGACGCAATGTCTGAAGGTGAATGGAGTGATGTTCTCGAATCGTTAGAAGATCGAGCCACTAAGAAGATGGAATGGCCTGGAGTAGACCTTACCATTCGTTCGCCGTTTCGTGAGAAGGCTCCAGAGAAATACGCAAACTATTTGAAAGGACGAGACATTAGTGTCCCTACCACACTCCGATTTGGGATCGGATGGTCTTCATCCGAACCTACTAGAATCCTCATTCCAGTCAATAATCTTATGGGTGATCAAGTCAATTGGGTCGAGCGCAGAGAGCTTGGAAAGAGAAAGCCGAAATACTGGCGCCCAAAAGGAGTCAAAAAGGAACTTGCACTTTTTGGGTTGGATAAAATTGGTGACGGACACAACTGGGTTATTGTTACTGAGGGAATTTTTGATGCTATCGCCCTCGCAAACTACAGTCTACCAGCAGTATGTTGTTTTGGTGGCTTCAGCACGTTCCAAAGGAACGCACTGGTTAAGAGGTTTGATCTGATCTATATTTGCTTTGATGGAGATAAAGCAGGTCGTATTAAAAGCAGAGAAGCACGAAATATGTTGAGGGACTGCGGTGTGATGGTGAAGAATGTAAAACTCCCCAAGGGCAAAGATCCCGGCAACTATGCCTCTGAAATAGCAAGGAAAATGGGGTCGGATTGGTCCGAAAAATAATCCCCTTCTTCAGCTGCGAATACTTTATATTAAGGTAGTCGAAAAGATACTCTGTATAATTATCTGCCGCTTGTGGGGCACACTAAGTGGCTGCGTAGTCCAGAGTAAACCTGAGGGGGTCAAAGATGGCGAAGCGTAGTAAATCTGTGAAGAAGCAGAAGATACGTTGGTCTGATCTACAGGGCGTCCTTGACGGATGCCCTCGTGCATTTAAGACAACACTGAACTACCTCTCTTACGATGAGAAGGGTAGGAATGTCCTTGAAGGCTATCTTAGGAGAACAGAGCGCCAGCTCAAGCGATTGCCTGATTCGGAATACGGTGACTTAGTATCCGAGGCCCATAAGCAAGTATGGAGATGTGCAGGGCGGTATCTGGCTCGTAAGGCCACCGGAGAGAAGTCAACGATTGCCTTCAGAGTCTATTATTATCAGAGATTGAAGCAGTGTTTCACTGATAGAGTCCGAGCGACCCAAAAGAAATCTGACGTTCATAATACCCATGCTCTATCGGCAGACGCCTTGATGGAAGATTCAGGATTTGATCTGCCCGGATCGTCAGTCGGAGGTGATGTTCCAGCTAGGATAGATATTAATCTTCGGATTCAAACGTTAGGAAAGCACGAACGGACTATCGTCAAGAAGTTAGATGATGGATGGACGCCTACTCAAATCAAGAGGGAGTTGATTGATCGCCTTGTGAGTAAGAAACCGGGGCGCAATTACGATGATGTAGCAAAGCTAGTCAGAACTAGAGTAGATCAGTCTCTGGCGGTGATACGATCAGTTCTCGAAGATGTCTGGGGTGCCTACGATGAAGATCATAGATTTCACAGCTAATTGCGAGGACTGTGAAGATAGAGTCATATTGGAGACTTTCGTCCCTTGTATGGCTTTGAACGGCAATCCTATAAAGGAGGAAACAATAATCAGGTTGCTGTGCCAGTATTATACAGGCATCTTTCAGGGTTCAGGCGTAATAATGAAGCGACCTAGAGTATTTGACTATGCTCTGGACTCTTACAAAGGCTTTCGGTTCTACTGGGAGTTACAGAAGGAGAAAGGTTGGTTTGCGGAAAAAGACCGCAAGAATCTTATTGATACAGCAAGGCGTGTATTTTTAGTCGACCACGCTGTAGTCAGTGTATACCTTAACGACCTTAATACCGATGGTGGTAAGTGTCCAAGCTGTGTCTTTAATAAAGACCTTACACAGGAGGGACAAAATGCGTTAAGACCGCAAGACGGCAGCATAGGAAGTGCTTGTCCGGTTAGACCAGGAGCAGTTGAGCGAGTAGTAGAATGTCGAGAGTATCGGTTGGATATCGAAGAATTTTTGTCGTTTGAGACTACGACATCAACCCCCATAGCAGGAGTATTAGGACATGGCGACAAAGAAAGAGAAATTGTTGGCCGCAGCCAAGAAAGCGAAGGTTAAGGGATACGCCAAGATGAGCGTGAAGGAACTGGAAGCCGCTCTGGCCCCTGAAGAGGAAGAGGAGGAACTGGAAGACGAGTTGGACGAAGAACTCGACGACCTGGAGGATGAGGATGAGGATGAGGATGAGGATGAGGATGATGATGATGACGAC